ATATTAAAATTCTCTTTCGTCGTAATCTTCTTCGTATTGATCACCTATTGTATGGATGAAAGCTTTGTTAGTTGCATCCACGAAATGGTGTTCAATGTTGGTTAGGAGATAATTGTTACTTCTTCTTGTCGTTGTCGCTGTGTTGATAGTCGGGAAAACCAATTCCTTCTTACCGATATAGAGATCATACTCTGATTGGGGGATTCTGTCAAGTTCATCTTTGATAAACTGAATCTTTTCTGCATCGTAAGCTATAACTTGGTCAATACAGAAGACAGCAACGCCTAGTGGATCACGAAACCTTGATTTTGCGCCCTTACGGACATAAAAACTAGCTTGCTTCCATTCATCATAGGTCATTGCAGTATCTTCTATACTAAATTCTTCCATTAATCTTCTAGTGCTTCAATCTCCATAGGAGTCAGCTTTTTTCCTGTGTTCTTTGGTATTGCTTCTACAGCTCTCTCCAACTTAAATTTACCATGTGTTAAACGATCATCCAATGGATAATCAACAGCTTCATAAGAGGCTTGTAACATGCGTTCTTCCCAATCCTTTAATCCATTATAAGAAGCTCTACGCTTAATCATCGAATGAATAGTATCAATATATGCAGTACATACAAAATGTTGTTTCTCTTGCGCTTCTGTAAGAAGTACGAATTGTTCTAATGTTTTTTGAGTCATGTTAAGTGTGTGTTTTAACTAGTGCCTTCATTTGTTTGACTGTATTCATATGATCTTTGATCATGGTTTCAATTGAGTCTGTGGCAAGATTACAATAAGATGCATCACATGACTTAGGTTGCCCTCCACATGGTCTACCTTTATCATCACCTACTCGACTATATCTAAATAGCGGGTTGGGTGTGTGTAGTTTGGTTGATCCAAATGTTGTATAAGGTTCTCTTTCTTCAATTTCATTTAAGATGAAGAATCCCTTATGACATGTAGTGATTAAGTCACCAATCTTCATTCCGTTATATGATTGCATTTTATTAATATTTTATTTTTAAGTTGGTACATCTGATAGGAGTCGAACCTACAACATTTGGAGCCTAAATCCAACGCCTCTACCAATTGGGCTACAGATGCATTTGATATTTACCTTTCGTTAAAATAACAACAACGTCTTATGATTGATATATAGCACAAGAACTAAAAAGTGTTTTCGGGTGAGTGAGCCTAATAATCTATTTAGAGAAGTTTCGCTACTCAGTACACCCTAGTTAACTATACATACTCACCAGAGTTGAAGGAATCGAACCCATGTATACTCATTCAACTATAAGGTAATTAATCCTATAGAGAATTATTAATTGGTACTGATGACAGGATTTGAACCTGCATACTCCGAAGAGTGGGATGGCTTAAACATCCAGTGTATTCCGTTCCACCACATCAGCTTTTTATTATTGTTTAAATTGGAGACGATTTAGGACTTTTACCTCATTTTGATTAATAATGCCATCATCGGTAGCAACTATGTTTTCTCCTTGTCGATCAACTAAGGATGTTGGTACATGTGGGGAATTCCGAGATCCCGTCCTGACAATTATCGGTCGTCTGCTCTGCCTCTGAGCTACACATGTATTTTATTTTATTATTCACTACTAATTCGTAGATTATCTGATGTATGATCCATATGTACACATGGTTGATCTAAACATTCTTGATGATTGTTGAATGCATCATCGCCACCATCAAGGAGCCAATCAATAAACTGTTCTTTAAGAATTGGATTATCAAATGTAAGTAATACGTTATTTTCTTCCATAATTTTTTAATTCATCATGGACACTATCCTTACCGCTTAGTCTTAACGGATAGTGTCCCATACATATATTCGTGATGGTATAGCGGTGAATATATGGTATTGGTACAAGATGCAGATACCGATTCTGCGACCTATTGAGTGTAAACCAATTGCTCTACCATTGAGCTAATCTTGCATTTGATGTTAATAGTCAGTGAGTATTGTACTGACACCTCACTGACTATTAACTATGTAGTTTGTGACGTTATCCACACGCCCCCTTCATGATACTACAATCACTTGCTATGTCTTTTGCGGATTTGTAACATAGCTTCATTGTCCGAACTGGTTCGCGCTAAGAAGAAGCGTTCCGAACTATCTTTGTTTAGTTTCGATGAATGTATTGGTTGAACGTATGTCAAGTTGCGCTTGACAGGTTCTGAATAATTAATCCTCTATATTCATCTAGATTGTTTTTGTTCTATGTAATCTAATCACAGGCATCTTTTTGTTGATTTGTAGAATGCGTTCTCTCGACATACTGTATTTGTTTTGTATACCGAGCTTGGTATTCCCAATGGAACTCGAATCCATTTCTAGCGAGTGAAAGTCGCTTGATTTAACCATATAATCTATAGGAACATTTATTTTATTTTTTGTAATCTATACCTAATTTAATACAACGCTTTCTTACTGCGTTGTCACTGACATTATAGTATTTTCCCACCTTAGTCAAGGGGATTCGGTCAATTACTACCATTTTTTCCATAGAGCTGACACTCCAAGACATAATAGTTTACCTACTATACATCCTGCGACGAAGCACAGTATTGTTATGGTTTGCTCACTCATTTTTTATAGGTTACTCTCTATTAGTTGAATTGCATCATCTGCCATGCCATTAATATGACTCATTACATCATTAGCACTCCATCCTTCAAATGCTACCCACTCATGATCCGAAAGAAATTCATCTTGATCTTCTTCTGACATATCACGCCAATCATCAGGAATGTGTTCAGTGAGAGCGTTTCCGCTCATTTTCTGTAGGACTTTGAATTTTTGCTCTTTAGTTAGTTTCATTTGCTTTGCTTGTTTGCGTTGGCAGATCCTAGCACGATTTGGGGGTCTTGGTCAAGCTCTTTCGGGTCTTTTTCTTCCTTTTTATTTGGTATTTGGTGAGGTTGCTTGATTCCGTGGTATAATCCCATTTCATCGCCCAATTTAACCTCTTTCCAATCAACAAACGGAAGATCCATTATACCAATAATAGCACCTTCTGCCTTTGCCACACTTGGAAATCTCAATTCATTAATAATGTCTTTATCGAATGTTTCATTCCACTTGTCTTGAGATATTGCATCTAATACCCATCTCTTCACGAAGAATGCTCCAAATGAAACTAAACCAATTGGGTCACATTCCATTCTACTAGCTTCTGACCACCAGTTCCAATGTTGTCCCATTTTATAAACCCATTTTCCTGCAAGGTCTAAACCATATGGTAGTGATGGTAATTCTCCTTTCATTAGTGTGTCCCATTCAAAGATTGCGATAGTGTCACTATCAATACTCTGTCCATGAACCTTCCACCAATTACGAAGTTTCCTATCTCCATTCCGCCATGCTTCATCCCTTGAAATAGAATCATCAACATCTGAGATGATCTCTACTCGTACATCGGGATTATAAAATTCCAACCACTCTAAATGAGGTACAACTAATTCATTAGTTATATTGTCTCTATGAGTAAGTATAAGAACTGTCGTTGGTTTATGGTTTATTATCATTTGTTGTTGGTTGATGCGGCAGATCTTAGCACGATTTGTTGCTCTTGGTCAAGCTCTTTCGGGCTTTTTCTTCGAAATAAATTGGTGTGAATGATGGAAGTCGAATCCATGACCGTCAAATTAAAAGTTTGCTGCTCTACCCACTAAGCTACATTCACATTATTTAAGATATTTTTCTATATCTGGCATACCTTTGTACCAGTTAAATTGTTTTGCTGTTCGTTTTCTATGACAGTTGGCGCATCTTGTTTCGCATTTATTCAACTCTTCTATAATTCGTTTCCAACTATATGATTCTCCGACCATCTCTGATATATTTTTAAATTTTGTATCTACATCTCTATGATCTGAATCTAATATGACTGGATTTGCTTCTCCGCAATCTATACAAGGGTTATCTAAATAGTAGTTAAATATTGAACGCATGTTCTCCATCCTAACCCTTTTATTTCTCTCTTGTACCGCTATCTTATGTTCTATTGGGTTCTCTTTATAGTATTGTCTAGATCTGATATTACTACACACTCTGCACATTGTGTTATACCCATCTGGTTTTGTCTTATTCTTATTGAAGGATTCTAATGATTTTATTTCTCCACACATAGAGCATGATTTTTCGAAGATATCCTTTTTAGATTCTTTCGCCAACATACTTTTATAGTTGGCAAAACATTGACTTGTGCAATAGTGTGTGTCGCCACCAGTCATGATAGATCTCTTCATTCTCTCAAATGAAATCCCGCAATGGTCACAATTGATATCTATATAATCTCTATATTTGGCATTAGTTAGTTCATCCCTATTTGGTATCATACCTATATTTAGTGTATGACTACCCTACTTTTAAGATAACCCTCTATTTAAAAACCGATTAAAATTATAGATTATCAAACTCTGGATATCCACCATTTAGGGCATATTCAGCACCTAGTGAGTCTTCCCATTCATTGGGGGGTGATACTGCTTGTCGAACAAGATAATATACACCATTTCTAATTCCATACAGTCTTACAAAGACAGGATAGGTTCCCATTTTGTTCGTACATGGAATGATAACGAAGTCATCAAACCGCCTGAATAATTTATAATATTTTAGTTTTGTTAACATTGTTTGTTTGTGTTAGTTGTACAAGATACGTTGTTTATTTCCAATAATAATTTTAATAATTGCTGTATGTATCTTTATGGCGGTCTGGACGGGGTATGATCCCGCAACCTCATGATTGACAATCATGTGATCTACCAATTGATCTACCAAACCTTTTGTTTATAATAGTTTCTTTAATACTTCTAATTCATGGGCAGATAGTTTATCTACCATCTTCTTGATGCGCCTGTCATCTTCTTGCCTATGTTTATACCAGAATGGAGAAATTGCAATTTGTCCATTAGCCTCTGCATTTTCAATGAGTATACTTTGATCAATATTAGGATCATTTGTAATCTCAGTGAGTAATGCACAAAGCATTGCCTCTAATACTGTATTTTTTGATTGCTCTTGTTGATAGTTTGAATAATAATCATCTTGGCATCGTGAGTCTGAACATGGCATATTATTTATCTTCTAGTTTAAATGTTTGAAATGTACCTACTGACTTATAGTTAGTAAGTGATTGGTATGCCGAAGCATTTGGATTGTTGTTTCGTGATACGATTAGTGCTGTATTGATATATGTAAATATCGCTACGAGAGCTAGTAGTGTTCCGAAGTATTTGTTACTGATTTTCATTTGTTGTGCTGTTACTATTAATGATTTCTTGGAGGTAATTCGTCAATCCTTCGATGTCTTGGTCATCCATGTAAGACTCAATAATTATATCTAACAAGCTAGTTGGATCAAAGTATTCAGAGGTTTTACAGAATTTATTAAAAATCTCTCTGTCGTGAGCCGTTGCTTGGTCAAAATGGTGATTGAATGTTTTCATTTATTTGTTGGTTGTTGTTGCTGGGGCTAGTCTAGCACACCTTTCGGGGTTTGGTCAAGCTCTTTCGGGCTTTTTCTTCGATTTCTTTTAAGATATATGATATGTTGGAATTTGATAACCCCTTCCGACAGGAAGATTCATTGGCTGTACACCACATATTTCAGCAGGTCTTAATTCTGGAAATTTCATATTCTCTTTATAGAATATTTTCGTTCCTATAGTTTCCAATGTTTCATATGTGGAAGCATCAATTGAATGGTCTTCATCCCACACTGCGAACCAATAAGGTTTAGTTCTTGGGTTGAATTCTAAATATTTGCGACATTGAGGCATATGTATTGTGGGAAACCCCTCTTTGAGATTCTTAACATCACGTTTCTTAAATTTAAGAGGGGTTCTAAACTTTGGCTCTTTAACAGCTTCCACCTTTACACTCTCACATTCAACCCATGCACATACTTTCTTATGCCCTCCTACGAAGATCTTCAATGCTGTTGTTGGTTGATTCCTAAGAAAGCAATTAGTCATAGTCACTGTATACAGGCTAGGATCGTAATACCTAACTGCACCGCTAGGATAAACTACTTTCCATTTCATATAGTTCTTACCTCTCGATAAGTTGAATCTGACTTTTGCTAATCTTTTCATTTTAAATGATTTCTATTGGTGTTAGTGTTGCATCACTCGCTTCTGCTTCATCTACAAACACTACTGTATATTCCCATTTGTGGGGTATGATACATAAGTTCGTGAAAATATGAATTTGTTTTGCTTCTTCGTCTGTTTCTGCTTCCATCCTAATTTCTAGAACATCCCACCCACCATCAGATTCATATGGCTCATGAACAAATCTAAGTATTGTAGACATTGGAGCCTTGCCCTCACCTTTCCATTCCGTTACTCTTTCGGAAGTGGAGCCATTTTTGTCAACCGCTAAATATTTGTGGTTGATTGTGTCAAAATGCAACACTAATTCGCCCCTTTTATTAATACCAGTTTTTAGGTTGTTGATGATTATTTCGGCACTATATTCTGAATCACCTACTACACTATATCCTTTGAAGAATTTCATTATTTTATTATTTTATTATCTTGGCTCTAGTGGGAGGGTACGATCCTCCAACCCTTCGAGTAACAGTCGAATGCTCTACCAATTGAGCTACACTAGATTTATGTTGTGTCGGAGTATGCTTAACACCCTCTCCGACTAGGGTAAATTGTTTACCAGTTAGTAACTATCCACTTTACCAATACATATGCTGCTACGAATGGAGCAAAGAATATCCATAAGACTAGATCTCGACCTGTGAAGTCTACTTTATGTAAGCCTAATATCATTATTGATAGAAGCCATATCATCAGTATGAACTCTGTTATTGTATTTGGTGGTTGTTGATTCATTGGTTGGTTGTTTGCGTTGAGCGATCTTAGCACCAAATCGGGGTCTTGGTCAAGCTCTTTCGGGCTTTTATTTGCCTTTTAAGCAATTTAGCTCATTTTCCAGTTTGGAAATGCTGTTTCTAAGCTCTTTACGCCTTTTTGAATTCTTTTCTTTCTGTATAGCTACATTCTCAAGATATGATCTATTATCAGATAGATATTTTTCATATGTTTCTAATTGAATTTTATACACTCGCATAAACCCAGCCATTTCATCTTCAGTATATCGATCTGCTTCACCACATGCATATATGGTAGGTTGATCTCCTACATCATAACAATCTTCATTGTCTAGACCGAATGAAATATCTTCCATGTCAATGTCATATTCAACAGACAGGGCATCGGCTAACTCTATAATATCTTTCATTGATATTGTTTGATGGTCAAAGTCTGTGTCATGCTTGTTATAACGTGTTACTTTTGAATTTCTTGGTTCAGTTGGTTTTCTCATTTGTTTAATTGTTTAATTGTTTAATTGTTTAATTGGTGGAGTGTGAGGGTACTGACCCCTATATTTTAACTTGATTGCAAATCAAGTGCAACACCCATGTTGCCACACACCCCTATATATTTTTAGCTGTCATAACTGAAAAGTTTATCCATATACTTATTATTGTCTGGTAATTGAGGTATTGTTTGTTTTTCATTTTTGGAAAGATCGTTAATAATCTGTTCTTTGAGTTTGTTATACTTCATTGGATCAAAGTCAGGATCTTCCAAATATACAAGAAGCTTCTCATTGATCTTTTCGAGTTTTTGGTTTTCGGTGTGTTCTATGTTATTGCGTTTAAGCATTGCATTAATACGTTTATCATTCCATCCAGCAATAAACATTAATATGTTTACTAATGGAAAGTAGCACATAAACACTGCTTCACCTTGCCTATATATATCGTAATGAGATAAAGGTTTCTCAAAATCTTTCCTAACATTTAAGTGAAAACATACTGATACAATCACATGTGTTAGTGCTATACAGCTTACAACGTATATCTCTGTGTTGGTCATGGGCTTACCCTAGCGGATAGGCTCAGATTGTCAACGAGAAACTTTGTCTAAATTGGGTGATCGACGGGATTCGAACCCGCGCAGACAAATTTCACAAATTTGGGCACTACCACTATGCTACGATCAACATTTAAGTTTATACATCTTCATGTATTGGAGTTTATAGAGAGAATCGAACTCTCGTACCTAACATACCAAGCTAGTGTTCTACCATTGAACTATATAAACTTTGTTGGTTGGAAGTATGGGTAACGATCCCATCTATGCAATTTTTCAGACTGCCACTAATCCATCTCAGTTAACTTCCAATTGGTGCGTTTATACATCGCCATGTATGTATAAGAGGAATGGTTAGATTTTTAAACGCACCCTCAAGGATTGTCCATTCATTATATTGGTCGGTGATGTCAGATTCGAACTGCATCTCAAGCTCCCAAAGCCCACGTGTTACCATTACACCACACCTCCGTTATTTATAACCCTTTCTATGTTGAAAGAGTCCTCTATTATTTCTATTATCAATTATATGTAAATTTTTACCACCCTTGTCCCCAATTTTATTTTTTCTTCTATATTCAGACGACTCACATTCACGAATTATACGCTCTTGTTGGCGACCTGTCAACTTTATATTTTCTAAATCTTTATACCAAATGTTACTTTTGGTGAATCCAGATATTTTCTTCATTACAAATATCTGTGAATTTTTAATTCTATTTATAAGATTGTTTGGAATATGATGTTTAGTTCTCAGCCAAGAAGCATATTCTTTATATACTTCGTCATCCAATATACCTTTTGTTATGGTCTTTATCAGATCAACGTCTCCATCTTTTGGAATATATTTATCGTCTATCGCCTTATGTATAAGGTTATGACATTCTCTACACACTGGCAGTAAATCCGTCACCTTAATATCCACTAAATTTCTATATACCATATGATGCACATCTGTAGCTTTATCTCCACAACATTCACAAACACAATGTAAATTCATTACCTGATTTCTTAAGGCTTTCCATTCATCACTTCTAAGATATTCTGTTCTATATTCATGTCTATTATACTTTACTTTATATTCACTCATAATATTTTCTTCTATTAATTGCATACGTCACTCCTTGGCGTACCTGTTGCACAGTTTATATGATTTTAGCTCATATAAGCCTTCATATGTATAGGTTTATCTCAACCACACAATCTAATTTTAGTCAATAAAAAAGCTCCTTATCTTTCGAATAAGGAGCTTCTTCATATGAAACAATCAAAACACTATTGACTCATTCATCCACAGAAGCTCCTGTGAAACCATTAATATCTCCTAAGAGCGTATTGGGTTCCACGGCTTTATTCGCCTCAAATGTATGCACTGTTGTCATTGTCTTGCCCTTATTTATACTTTATTGTACTAAAAGTCAAATTAAATCTTCAATTATTTAAAATTATTATGTCTTCGACGCTTTTTTCTCTGAATTTTATCTATTACACTAGCTACTAGATATAGGATTCCTCCTCCAATGGCTACTATAACAAATAAACCAAATATAATTGCTAATGGAATCCACATGGGTGACACCACCCACCACCAACTCCATTCAATCACACTACATAGTTTAAGTGTGATGAATACGATTGTTAATAGACCGCAGAAACCTGCATTACCTGAACTTACTTGTGCATTTTTGCTCATAATTTTATATTTGTTATTACCACGTTTTATCTAAATTTTGCATATCTTTCAAGTGGTCGAAAGCATACATGTCTTCATACTGGCTTGCAACATCGACTAAGAGTATTTCCTTAACCTCTCCATCATTAACAATCTTATTTGCATAAGTTGTCAGTTGACTGATAAGATTCTTAATCATTTGAGTTGTCATTTCCAACTTCAAGTCATAGTGGAACGTAATGTTCTCTCTAAACTTAGTTGGATCATCATCAATATAGCTGAGTTTTAAATCTGCCGTATTGAGGATATTGATACTGGTTTCTTCATAAACCTCTCGAATTGCTGCCTCAAGCACTGTCTCATTCCAATCTACATAACCACAAGGGAAACATAATTTATCTTCGTGTGTCATATCTTCGCCTCGACGTAGTACAACATATCGTTTATTACCAGTTTCAATATTCTTGATTCCAATATGTACTGCTGCTGCCACTGATCGACTTAGGTATACTGTACGACCATCAGCAGTTTCAACACACTCGTTATCTTTATTTTTAAATTTCATATTTATTAGTCTTCAAATTCGTTGATAGGACATTCGCTCTTGAACACCATGAATAGTGTCTTTACGACAGAACCAATTGCGCTAAAGATGAATTCAAATGGTGTGAATATTTTAGTTCCAACTTTATTAAGTTTTGGTCCGACTTTATCATCAGGATCGATGAAGTTACACCATACAAATGCAACCAACCCACCTGCTAATACTACTCCAATACATCCTAAAATAAGCTTCCACGTAAAGTCTAGGAATGAGAAGATCCATGATCCAAACCAAGTACCTACTGCGCCAACATTTGTGAAGAATTGAATAAGTCCTATAATGATACCCAGTAATACTGTTACTACACCTACATTAAGAATTACTTTTGATATTGTTTGTCCCACCTTAGTAGTAATCATGCAAATCTTCTCAATACGCTTCCTCCTTGCATCATCCTTTACAAGATCCAACATCACTTGTTTAATAATAGGATTATCTTCCTTATTAGGAACTTCGATATTTTTAAATGTTTCTTTCCAAGTATCTGCATTCTTACATATGAAAATTCGCATGTATAGATGCATGATTGTGCTTGATGTGAGAGGATCAGACTGTATCATTGAAAACATTCTTTTGATATGTTCAAGCTCGTAAGAATATGCTCTTATAGATCCATTCTTAGCATTTTCTCTAATTGCATTAGGAAACTTAAATTCTCCATCTTCAAATGGTAGTGTGTGTTTCAAACACCTTCCATATATTCCTATTCCAATTGTATCACTATCAAAATCCTTCCACCGATCAAATGATTCATTAAAATCACCACAATCATTCCACCAATATTTCTTCAGGTCATATGTAGTGATATCTGTTTCATTGAAGAACTTTTCAATTGCATCAATTGCTTCAAGCTGTGTCATACCCTTTACTCGTTTCTTTGATGCTAGATCGGATACTTTGATTTTCTCTCCAAGATATTTGATAGGCTTAATAACATTCTTGATAGTGAATGTAAGAGGAAGTAATAGAATTGAAGCTGTGCTAACCATTGCCCAAGGACAACCATTATTTCTTACAAAGGCTGGAACATTATCAATGTCGCCAAATGTATAAACCATTGAACGATATGCTGCTGAACTTCTCTTAGTTCGCATACCCCAAGGTCTAGGTGCAGTTTTGTCTTTAATTTCTGCCCCATAAACTTTTTTAAGTGGCTTAGTAACTAGTGATAATAGATTCATTTAATTTTATTTTTATTGTTGTTGTATATCTCCTCTACTGAGGGGTGGTTGTAATTTCCACTCTCTGCTTTCTCTCTGCGGAGTTGTGATGACGAAAGATTGCCATATTGTTCGGGGATGGTCAAGCTAAAACTTGCCTTATGTAGCAAATTAGGTTCAATCAGTAAATTATCCCTATAGCCTTCCCTTGCGAAAACAAGGAATTTGACTGGAATTAGAGAAAAGTCTCTGAAATCGTCCACGAAGCTATCGCCCCACTTTTGCCATACGTCACTACCAACTACGAATGTAATGCTGTCATACCCATCTGAGGCGTATTTAATGGCTTTATCTAGGTATTTGGGTGCAGTGTTTAAATGCACTGCAAAGGGTAACATACCAACACTATGTTTAATAGCCGCAATACGCTCTTTAAGGTCTTCTTTCTTGATTTTACCCTTAATAGGGTGTTCAGTTGATACTTCAAAAACTATGAGTTTTGCATCAGTGGCAATGAACGCCATATTAGCTACAAAATAGTGACCTACATGAAATGGGTCAAAACTTCCTGAATATAGTACGATGCTATTTTTCATTTTTTGAGTAATTTAGCTACATGATCCGCAATCAATGATTCATCAAGTGTTCTTGATGTATATGTTAGTTCGTCAGTGTCTATATTGACCTTCACTGGATCATAGTCCTTTGTCAAGTCTATATATCCAATGACATATCTATTCAATCTCCCCTTTCTCTGATTTGTTACGAATGTGGAAGCTGTGACTACAATAACTCTAAGGTCATCTTCACGCGCCTCTTCGTTATATGATACTCCTGCATGTATTAACGCGCCTTTAACCATAGCATAGGAAACATATTTGATGTTCTCCTCTGTAGGATCAAACCCTAGAAAATTGTCAATGGATTCCCTACTATACAGTATGTTGATTGAATCAAGATAATTTGATGACCCTTCACCCATAACAGCTTTGGGAACTTCTGATCCACACCCCATTGTTATAATTTTATTTTTCATCGTATGGGGGTGGAGTCAACGTATATCCTTCCTTTATTTGGACAACCTGTAGTGTGAGATATGAATCACATAGATATGCATATTCAAATAATAACATATCAAAGCAATATAGTAATAACTGATTCATATCTTCTTCATCAAGGGCAATTTTTTGTGCTGGGATTTTTATTACAGAATCCTTCACTCTATGATATATAGAACATTCTTTTAAGAGGTCTAGATCTACATAACCTACTTGTAGGTTCAATTCATTGTCGATAAGTAATTTCATAATATTATAATTTTGGGGGTTCCTCTTCTTCAAGACATTTACACGCAAAATAGTTTAATAGGTCGTGCCAATCTGTTTCTGGAAAGAATCCAGCTTTATCATCCAATATGACATTGGCATACATCTTTGTATCAAAGTCGCCCCATTGCACTTTACCTGCTACTTCTGGATTTTCGTTAATGTAGTCAAAGTGAATACCATCCTTCTTAAAGAATTCATTGTATATCTCTCTATCTTCTTTAGTTGAACATGTCCACATAATGAGAACTACATCTTCTCTCTTAGAGAGGTGTTGTAACACTGTTGGGGCTAGAGGATAATACTCATTGGCTATACCATCATAATTAGGTAGGAGGATGGTATTATGTACATCGACTACCACATAAATCTTGTCCCATTTTCTATCCTTCATTGTCTGGAAGGCAGTTTCGAAAGTTTTTACTATTCTGTTCATCTTTATCTATTTTGTAATGTAAATGTAAATTTTATAATCAATCATGTGCTTTTCGTGTGCTTTTCCCATCTTACGGACTATTTTAATTACTGTATATTCAGAGTTTAAGGATTCATACTTTTCTAGCTTTGATGACATATTATATGTATCGTCATACCACAATAAAGTGTCTCCTACATTTGGTACATGAAATGGTTCTCCACCAAATGACATTTTCTGTTCCCAAATCTTAGTTGGTTCTTCATCACTATCAATGTTGTATAGATATATTCCTTTGCAGCTCATGATCGGTTGGTTTGTCGTTAGGGGGCTACTCTACCAAGAATAACCCCCTTGTCAACGTCTTTTTTTGCTCTATTTCGAGTTTTTTTTTTCGAATATCTATATCTTGAGAAATTTTTGCATTTTTCTTTTCCAGTTTTTATCATCATATCTTATCTCCAAAAGAGGTATGTTATTTTCCTCACAAAAATCTCTCTTAATTTGATCTTTTTTCTGCCTACCCAATAAAGCATCTTCGCCGCCAAAATGATCTATTGATATATAATGTTGAATTCCTTGAAATTCTATCAATTTATTATTGATGAAGAAATCAAATTTTAGAGATCTTTTATCTATACAACCATCAAAAGTTTTTTGTTCTTCAAATATCATACCACATTCATTAAAATAATTTCTGATTTTTTTCTCCCCTTTAGAAGATCTACACTTAGGGCAACCTCCACCATTTAAGTGTAATTGAGGGGTTTGTGCAAATTCTCCATGTTTTGTGCATTCTATTTTAACCTTTTCTTTAATTTTTTTATAGTCTACTTGATTGTACTCATATAAATCGCCATGAACACATTTTGCCTTTTCTAGAAACCAATTAGTATCCTTAGTCTTCGATTTAAATCTCTTTTCTTGTCCACATATATAACACCCCTTGCCCCGAATATGTTCAATTCCTTTCTGCATAAATTCCCCATGCACAGGACATGTTATTACTATATGATCTGATGTTCCTGTGTATGAATCTCTATCATATACATAATAATCTCCATGAGTGTGTAAAGCTTTCTCTTCAAATTCATCAAAAGAAATTGTATTTTTTATAGAAGCTCTATGCCTCGAACATTTTTTACAGCCCCGACCCATTAAATGAGAATTAGGTATTTGTAAAAATGCCCCATGAAGAGGGCATACTATTTCCACTTTTTGTTTACTTTTTTCATACACAACCCTCGAATAATCGAATGTGTTGCCATGGACTTCTATAGCCTTTAATATAAACTCCTCGGTGGTTAATGTCTTAAATAATCCATCTGAGGAGTTTATATTTTTTGATTGCGAATCTCTCTGTGTCATGAGAGTATTTAGTATAACACTACTAAATATCCCAAACTATTTTCTTTATTTCTTCAAAACTCTGATCTCTCAGAAGAACACCATCCTTATAGACAGGTTCTAGATAATCTCTCTCTGGAGAATCTTCATCTAGTTGGGGGACAGTTACGAGAATTCCATTTCTTTTAACAGTTGAGAATTTTCCAGATAGACTACGTTTAAATGCCTCTGTGGTTTTCTTCTTAACATCTCTCCACACTCCAAAGAATTTTTGGCAACTAGCTTTGAACGCAGTTGCCAATACATCTCTATGGAAATCACGTTGAAGTAATCCACCCCCCATACCAACTAACATATTCTCAGCACTCCATCCATTATCAATGAGTGTTTGATACACTTCCGTAATGTCATTTTGTGTTAATGAATCTCCATAAATGGCTCCGATACATGGATGCAGTACATTATACCCTTTATCATTTTGGGTAAACCCGAATATTTCGCCAAGTTCTTCTACAAGCCACAAACATTGCTTTGCTGGGGTATCCCCTTCAAATCTTTTTGAATCTGGTCGAATAACAGTCTTATTAACAAGACCTTTTCCATTTTTCCAATGAGCAATAATATCTTCTTTGAGAATTGGTAGTTTATCCATGACAAATTGGACAATTCCATTAGTGTCTGCTACAAAGGACTTAATACCATTTGGGTGTTTCTTGAGAATGTTTCTAACATATGATAATTCACCCACACCCTCCCCATAAGGGGTACTGACTGCATGTTCAGTGGCTCGAACTGATTTAAGTAAATTGGTCACATCTGCATTATAGTAATTTACTGCATATGGGACTGCCATCATTGAATCGGATGAAATTGTATTAAGTAATACGCTCATTCCTCCAAGACCAGCTTGTTCCATACATGTAGTGCCCCTCTGTCCAAAATCCACAAGACTATATTGATAGAGCCATTCATTATCTGAACTCTCATCCATAAATCCCTTAATACCCTTCACAATCTCATGTGATCTTGTAGCACACTGCATTGTATACCAGCCAGTTTGAATGACTGTCTCAAGTGCAGACGATAACCATCCATAACCATCTTTCGTGGCTTCCACAGTAACTAAACAAGTTAGTTTTCTTGTTTTACTGCCTTCTGGAATAGCCTTAATAAGAACTGGGAGTTTGCCTCCCATTTCGTCAATAATCTTCTGCCAAGACTCATGATTAATACATGAATCATCACCAAATGCATGAATGGCAAATTCCTTTGCTTCATTGAGCATGGCTTGTGTTACAACAGGAATGAGCCATTTCTTGATGATGCCTTGCAGCCCGAAGAAAATTGATTCTTTGTGTGTTTCATCACTTCGACACACCATATATGAATAACTATTCTCAAATCCTTCTGGATAGAGACTTTCGTGATCCCATTTATATGCGTCTAGTGTAAAAATTAAATTATTAGTGATCATATTATAGTATTTTGTTAAAGTTCTTAGTTATCGTGTTGGAAGTTGATATACAACGAATTCAATATCTCCATAGTATTGATCATCATTTTCCATATCTGTAAGAATACGTTTCACTGTTGACCAAGATCCTCCTGCCCTACAACATCCCACATTATAAGGTACACCAATCTTAATTGGTTCAGTTTGAATATATCTATTTCTATTAATTGTTTTATGTAGATCGTCCATACCAAACAAAGCGTTTTGTAGGAATGAATCAAGGGCTGTATAAAACGCATATTCTGAGAATGGTACAGTTGGTTGTGTCTCAATACCACTGTCCATTGGATTAGAACCGACTCCAAGATGGGTCATTGCGTATAGGTTAGCAATGACTTTTTTATCATCTCCAATTCCATATGTATATGTTCCAATCTTATCTTCAATTGTCATATCCTTAGTTTTAAGATCAGCTTCATAAGCTTGTGGATATTTGTTCTTGATAGGAATTACGATTCCACTCCCCCAAATATTGAAGGGGTTGCATACTTGGATCATTGCGTCCCAATCTCCTTCGAATATGTCTTGTACTATATGTTTCATTTTATTATATTTTATTTTATTTTAATTGATAAAAATGGAATATTAATCAATATACCATGCAATACGCTCCCTATAAACCTTTTGAGTTCTTTGGGGCATTTTATCCCATTCTTCGTTGTGAATGAGTTGTTTTGTTTTTCTGCGATTTCTTCTATTAAGAAAGTTTGTATAATACACTCTTGATGCACTACCATATTGGCAGTATTTTACGTCTTGATAATATGTATAAATCTTTCTAGGAGAAACTTCTTCGCAATGCGTTCCATTCCACGTTTCGTAGATTTTGTCATCAATAATAACAAATCGAGTGTATGTCTGATTCTCATTATTGAGAAACGAAATCATGTTTTTAATATTCTGGATATTCATAATCACTCATATAGAGTGATAATATCATATGTAATTTTATTCTTCATTATTTGGATTTTCTCCTTTTGCTCCGTAGGTGAGGAAGTGTTCCACCTCAATCTCGTCAAACAGATCCTCCACTATATCGAAATATTTGTCAATCTCTTTCGTCAATAAAAAGATCTTTTCTTCTAAACTAGGTATGATGATTGGAGATTGATCGCGCATTTTCTCCAATTTCAAGAGCTTGTTTGTCAGCTCCAATCCCTCAATATTAATAGATGCAACCTTAGTAGCCAAATCATCTATAGATTGTTGAGCTACTTCATATTCATCATATAGTCCATCCAGACCTACATTTATATTATTACCCATTAAGAAGATATAGATCCAGTAAGACAAGAATTTCTAGTATCTAAAACTCGTCTTGATTCTATGATTAGGTTTATTAGGTCATATCGACAATGTGTTCCAATTACAACTTCATTACCTAATGATGTTGTATTGACTGCCTCCCAATTATTACTATCGTTATAGAATGCATTCCATCGATCATTGCCAATGATCGCACTATAGAAACCAACATTATTGACACGCATAAATTCCCACTGAACTTTTTCTTCAGGTAATGTCAAGTTGATGCCAGTCATATTACCATCCGTATCAACCTCAATAACACCTTTATCAATTAAGTCATTGAATATGTGAGTAATACTGCTGTCACTATTACTACTGAATCGCTCTTTTATAGTTGTGTGGTCGGGAATAGTAATAAAGGCGGAAATCAATGCAATCTCTCGCATAGTAAGACCTAATTTATTATCATATAATTCTTTGAATAATTCTTCTCTATTTTCCATTATTTTGCTAATTTTGCTATTTTGTATGTTGTTCCAAAAACACCCTTCAGCTTTTCGAAGAATGTTTGTGTGTCAGTGGTGATATAACCATCTCTACCCTTTGTTTTGATTACTTTATCTTCGACTAAATATTCAATGGCTTTGTTTATCACATCTTCGCTGAATGGAGTCTTATTATGAATAAGTTTAGTAGTTACCTTCTTATAATTATTCTTGAACAACTTCAAGATAGGTTTTCTTGCTGAACGTACCTCTCTAATAAGGTCTTTGTCAGTCCATGTGATTCTTGGTTGAATTAAATTCATGCCAAGGGAAGTCATTTCCAATAATGCATTGATCCTTGCACCATATCGATCTTTAACAACCTTGAAGATTACTTGATTGGGATTAAGTATAGATCTGTCCATTGACCATACTGCACTAACCATATGACTTCCGTGCGTACCACCCTTTGGGGTATTGGCAGAGGTTCGTTGATTAATGATAAAGATTGTCTTATTATGTTCAACCGCTAATTGCGTAATCTTATCAAATAGTTTATTAAGATTGTATCTTCTATTAGTGATCTGTACTACGTTGATTGAGTCAATTACAATAAGATCAGAATCTTCATTATCAATATGATGCATTAATTCTTCATCAGTGGACAATGAGTGAATTTGTACATTTCCAAGGCTACCATTATTAATTCTACTATAGGTCTTCGCAACATTTTCTTCGGATTCCTCAAACGTCAAGTATTTTGCGTTTGGGGATTTGGAACCCCTACTATTCACATGTAACCAATTAAGGAGAAGAGTTGTTTTGCCTGTACCTGCTGCTGCATGTAATAATACTGTTTGTCCTCTCTCAACTTGATTATCTGTAAGTAGTCCAAAATCTAAATAGCTTAACATAATTTATATTTCTATTGATTATCCATCATCCAATAGGACAACTCTGTATGGAACTCTTTTTCATCTTTAATCTCTTTATCGAGTGTGATGATTTCATCTGAAATTGAATCTTTGTCATATGTCCCCATATAAACGTGGATTTGTGTCATATTTTCATCATAGACAACGAATGTCTTTTCAACTACCTTTGTTTCGTATTTTACCATTTTTTTATCTGTTTAAGTCCGTAGACAAGACAGACCCTACCCGATTGGATAGGGTCTGTCAAGCCCTCAATTGCTAGACTTTGATTTCTTTTCCAAGAGTCGTGGAAAGCGCACGATTTCCATTAATATGTACTTGTTCCACTGCTACATCAACATCATTATAATGAATGATGGAAAATCCATTCTGCCAATCAGGTGCAGATGCATATACAGGACTCATATCACACATACATCCATTTTCATAGGCAATGTGTCTTGCTTCTGGACGACCACCAATACTTGGTACGCGACGAGATGTAGAACCCATTCTATGAGTATGATTACACATGACACTTGCATTCCACTTATCAATAAGACCCATAGCTGACGCTCCTGCTTTAGCACGTACTACATCACCATGAACAATGTTAAAGTCAGCACCTAATGTTACAGTATCGACAAGTTCCATATCAAATCCTTTTGGTAGGAAGAGATTTTCGTAGGAAAGTTTCTCTCTTACTTCTGGAATTGATGCAAGTTCACCTAAACGTGTACTTAGGTATCTCCACCAACGTCCATCAATGGAATCGCCAGAGTGATTAGCATTAGTTTCTACAATACGTGAGTTTGGTGAGATCTGCGCAATGTTAAATAGTAGATCGTGATATGCAGTACGTTCTTGTTGCAAGTTGTAACTTGAACGAATATCTTTCGGATATGTACTAAGCGCAAACATGTCCAAGGTATCACCATTAAGAATGATTTGGTCTGGTTGAAGTTCACGAATTACCTCATAGAAGATGTTAATACTGTTATAGCACTCATGTCCAAAGTGGAAATCTCCCGCACATACAGCCACTTTATTGTCCCTACTAATTGTGGGTGTAGAAATGGTTTGGGTAGAAACCTCAAATTTATTCGGAGCAAGTGACTCGATAAATTCAAGAAATCCTTCAAGGTTTTCATCAACCTGCTTTGGTGTAAGCTTAGGTTGTTTTGGATTAAGTGCTTTGTCGGGTAGACGTTTAAAATTCTTATTTACATGAGCTACACAGTTAGCTTCTTCAGTTTTTGCTGATGTACAAATCGGATCTTTGGACTCTGTAAGTTTATCGAACCATCGACCTAGTGTTCTAGGTGAGATTCCGTATTCTTCTGCGACTTGGACTTTGGATTTTCCGTTAACCCATGCCATATATGCTTGTTGTTCTAGTTTCATAATTATTAATTGTTTCATTGACCTTTGTAGTATGCTACATAGTGTTTAACTATTTCATCAATAGCATCCTCATATGGAACGGTTTCAAAACCACGTAAATAGTATTTTGAAGTGATAGCATAGATCTTATCATGACCTTTTCTATCATCTACAAATTCAACACTATTTACCATAGTTTTTTCACTTTCAGGCACTAGCTTATTATAAGCCGTCAATATGTCCTGAACCAATTCCAAATTATTCTTAGGTGTGCCTCCCGAAATGTTGTGAACACCTCTTGTGTGCTCTCCTGCGATCTCTAAGATAGACTTGCAGTGGTCATCAACATGAATCCACTCTCTAATGTTGTCTCCTTCTCCATAAACAGGGATTTTCTCACCTGCAACCAACTTTGAAATGATAGTTGGAATAAATTTTTCTGTACGTTGGTAAATACCAAAGTTATTAGTACATCTTGTCACCAATACATCAATGTCATATGTACTTACATATGCCTCACACATAAGGTCTGCTGCTGCTTTTGATGCAGCGTATGGATTCCTTGGTTGTAATTGAGAATCTTCAGTATGGGGCTTTGCACTTGTAGTTAGGTGGTGTCCATACACTTCATCTGTACTGATTTGAATCATTTGGATATTATGCCCTTTCTCCTTTTCACACACTACATGATTTAGTAGTGCCATAGTGGATGTTAGGTTTGTTGCGAATGTTAGTGGATCTGAGATAGAACGATCAACATGTGATTCGGCAGCAAAATTGAAGATAACATCATATCTATCTACGTCTGGAGAAAATGCATAGCGTTCAATGCGTGTATGACTCAAATCTACTATCTTGTTATCGTAGAATTCTTTCGAAAAATGTTGCCTAAGATTGAAGGCGGGGGCGTAGTCCATACACATCACCAATCCAATGTTTGGATACATTCCTTCCAACGTGGCTAAGAAGTTTTGGGCTATAAATCCGCTAGTGCCAGTTATTAGCACTCGTTTTCCGTTTAGGTCGATCATTGAAGAAATTTAGCACGATTGCGGGTAATGGTCAAGTAAATAGTTGTAATTATCTTACAAACCAACTAAATATAAGGGATTATGAGTGATGATATCCTTTCCGAATTTGACGACCTTGATTCTAAAGACCTTGAGAATCCAGAGAATATTGTGAATGTCTTGATGGGTAGTGCAACATTTCCGTCCGATTCAACACCTTCTAGAAAAACTATGAATGTTGAAGACTTGGATGAATCTGATATTGATGAGTATGTCGTAAAACAAACTGCTACTATTATTGAGAATGTAATGGGTGTTGTTGAAAGTATGTCAGAGAATCCAGATTCATTTACTTATGATGCAAAGGCACTGGAAGGTTATAATGGTTTAGTTAATGCTGCCACAAGTGCAGTTGCATCTCTTAATAAGATTAAATTGGAGAAATCTAAATTGAAACAACAAAAAGAACTCAAACAAATTGATATTAATAGTAGAGAGAAAATTGCTCTTAATAGAGAAGAGAATAATAAACAAACTATTAAGTTAACAAGAGAAGAGTTTATTGCATTAATGAGTGATAAAAATGATAATACTGATAATACTGATAATGATAGTATTAAAACAATAGATGTATAATTATATAATATTATTATAACTATTATACATCTAAAGCACCATCAGTAGTATGTATTAAATACTCTTTATTTTCTTCTTCTGTTTCTATTGTAAGCTTGAATGATCTTCTGTCAAGATTATCTTTCAAAAATCTCAAAATACTGTATTCTAAGTAATTCTCTGACTCCTTTAAAACCTTTATACCCATTGACACTACTGACGTTGACGTGTTATGTTCTTCATCATATGGGTTATATATCCTATCGTCAAGATATAACCTATATGCCTCATCACCAAGATAACTCTTGACAATATCTAAAATATCGTCCACTATGGCACTAGATACGTTTTTATAGTATGATACATCAGTAACAGAATAACTTCCATGTGCCTCATCATTAAGTTCTCCTTCAATTTTGTTATATCTTGGGTTCTTATCAACCTCATTTAATGTATTATCATAACCAACTTTAGAAAGAATAGATCTCTTATGTACATCAGACACCATCTCTTCTGCATTAACTACCATATCATAAACAGGCACAGTCATCATCCTAAACATGTCTGGATGTGTTGGGGATAATTGGGGGGAATTTAATACAGGTTCAGTATTTGATTGTGTTCTAGGTGTTCTTGTTACAGACCCCAGTAATACAGAAGCAGGTTTGAAATACTTACTATCCGTAGTAAGGTCAGCTAATAATTTACCAAATGGACCACTCTGTAGATTGTCCATATAATATTTAATAGTGAATTCGTCTAGATCTTTTCCATCAGACTCAAGCTTCTCAAGAAATTCCTTCAGCTTAGTAATTCCCATCTCATACACCTTCTTAAACTCAACAATGAATTCAACATCAACATCTTTAACATCCCATGATTTAGGAATATCTAGACGATCCATATCATCTTCAATGCGTACTAAGGCTCTTAATATTTCAACTTTATTTCTCATTATTCTGCGCTATCTGACGGTTTGGATTCGGGGTGGACATATGTTTTCACACCGACTATATCGGTGGCATAGTTATCATTTGAGTATGTATGTATTACTTCTGTAAGCAACCATCTACCCAATGCTTTATCATCGAATTTAAATTCCTCTTCACCCTTCTGTGGCACATACGCTGTCGCTCTTGCAACATCAAAAAACTTTCCTGATTGTCTAACTGGGTTGCCCTTCTTCGTGAAGTTGCAGTTTATGTTGTGGAAGGTCAATATGTTGTTTATTTCTGACTCAACCATTCTCTTACATATAATAAGATCATATGGCATTGTATATGATACGTGGCGTTTCTTAGATTTCTTATTCTCGGAGATAAATCCAGAAACCTCGCCATCTTGTAGTTTAAATGGTTTCACAAACAATTCTTCCCAATTCTTCTTAATATCATCCAATTTGATAATACCTTGTTCGTGGCTACCCAATACTCTATTATATGCATTGATTATCCATTTATGAGTATTCATAATACTCATAAATCCGTGTTGGGGTGTTGATATGTTGAAGTGTAGTAGATCTGAGTCATACTCCATTGCTGGTGTTGACGATACATCAGGATTCTTACCATACACAAATCCACCTGTACCACCCAACCCACCTTGATCACCCCCCAATGAGAAAGCCTCAATAACATTATCTTTATTCTTATCAAACAATTCACTTATCTTTGTGAAATTATATACAGACTCTTTTCTATCCCATAATAAAAAACATTTTATATATGTGCTACCCTCTGCAACATAATTCTTCTGTAGTATATCTTCCAACAGATCCATATATGTCCAATTTATTGACGGTATGGCAGTGTAGAGTAAGTCGGTCTTCTCAAATGTGCCTTTGTAATCGGGTAGCAATTCATCAAATAGCTCCTCCAATACTTCACCACAATATCCTGAAAATGTTCGGTTATATGGTATGGTTTCGTTGAATGGTAAAGACTTCTTATCAGCCAACACAAATGTCTTAGAGCGCACATCAACATTAGCTGGAGAATATACATTCGACTCATCAAATAGAATGAATGTCTCTTCAATTGTTTCAGTTATATCCTTCTCGTCAGAAGGTTTCATCATAACACTAAACTCATCTCTTCCATCACCCCTATATGAATATAATGACTCAAACACATAAAACCCATCAACAAACTGAACTAATCCAGTCTTGAATGGGTTATACATTGAATCTTTGATAGATAGTGATTTAATTGCCTGATGAGAAACATCTACTTCTCCATCAGGACCAGTTAATTTGAATTCAGTATCAAATGCTACTTCATTTATGAAATGTGTTGCCATTAAAAATGCTTGTTATCGTATATTGTTTGATTGGTTATATCCGCATGTATGAGGGATAAATATTCTGGTTTTATATACTTAATTTGTGTGCCCGATTCAATCAAAAAAGGAGCACCCTCAAATTTGTCTACATTACATAGATATATTACCCACCAGAGCTTTATATCATTATATAATCTATATGCAATAGTTGGTAGCGCAGTTGGAGCCTTTATTGTTTCCAATTCAATGAATTCCCCATCAATATCACCAAAATCCAATTTATTTAATATATTATAAACATTGAATTCTTTATCTTCGATTGAATATTTATACACCTTGAATATTCGATCATAATGCGATAGGGACACATTATCTATACCATCTACATCGTTTCTAAATTTTCCTACTTCTGTCATTATTTTATGAGGCTTGAATCTTCTGTTATTAGGGGTGTGAACACCATCTGCAATTGATATGCTTCTGGCAATATACCAGAACCTACCATACGCTGAGTACCTAATCCATTAAGCGAAAAGTTACTGCAATATGCCCAAGGAAGATCTCTATATCCTGGGATTTTGATCTTACATATTCTACTTGGCTCCATAAATATAGAAGTCTTTCTAGTTGGTTTATTAATTCTTGCTAACTCTCTCACTAAGTCAATATTTTTATCATATCCTTTAGTTGAGCTAGTGTTTAATAATGTGAATGTCACTGTTATATCACTTGCCTTTTTTCCAAATTGTTGATATTGAGGTGTCTCTGGATATATAGTTCTACTTTGATCCGATAGACTCTCAAGGGCTGATAGATTTTTTGACCTTACTGCTCCAGCAATTACACCACCAAGTTCTCCCATGAATCTAAATTCAGAATGAATATCAGATAACTTATCTCCAATTGCAGCAAGACCTTGCCCATTACCAACATTTCCCATTAAATTATCACTAAATGAATTTGAATAACTAATGTAGTTTGTGTCAAAGAATGGAAATGTATATGTATCTTCCTTTTCCGTATCATATAGACTATCATAGAAGGCTTTACCTGCTTCTGTGTTAACACCCTGTTTGATCAGATTCCTAGCCTTTCGAACAACACCCAAATCTTTCATTCGATGAAATTGTATGTGAATTTTGGGACAATCCTTCAGTAGTTCAGTATCATTAGTATTGATACACCACGGAAAGTCCTTAATTACGTCAACGGTAGCCATATATTTATTTAGTAACTGTAAGGGCTGTTGGAATAACTATCTCTATTATTATTGGCAGCTAATTGAGCCACATTAGATTCCTTTGGTGCTGGGAGAGACATTGGAACAATTGCTGCACCACCACCACTATTTTCTTTTTCTGCAATTATTTTAGTATATTGTAATAATATATTCATCTGCTCAATTTGCTTCATTAAAATCTTATTGGTTCTTTGTACATGGACTACAGCATTACCACCTTTAGCACCTTCCATAACTTGTTGAAATGCTCCCCCTGTCTTCATACCAACAACTTCATCTTTATTGCTGAAGGGATATACATTATCTCCTTTAACAATAAAGTCTTGCATCTCTTTCTTAGGAGTAGCCATCTTAGATATTACATGTGAACCAAACCCACTAACCATTTTTTTAGATAAAAAGTTATTAACCAACATACCACCAGCTTTTTTGCCAGCGATGTCGCCAAATACCCCACCTAGAATAGCACCAATGGCGTTACCTGCCACTGGAACCACTGAGCCTAATGCTCCACCCAACACAGCACCCAAACCTGCTCCAGCTATACCAGTCACACCCTTAACAACTCTAGTACCTGCTCTCAGATTCAGTTGCTTAGTATCAATTTCGCCATTTGCGTGTTGTTGCTTTAGTTTCTTTAAATCATTGTGAGTTAATAAGCTTTCAATTAAAGTCCCTATTAATGGCACACGTCTAGCAATACCACCTAAAAGTTTTGATGGATTTTTTGATACAACACCAAGTGCCTTTTTAAATAATTTCTGCGCAGGACCAAATGCCATCTTTCCAACTGATTTAACACCTTTTACTGCCGCCCCACCAACTACCTTTATGCCTTTTGCTGCTGTCCCACCAACTGCCTTAGCAGTAGACATAGCTTTACCACCAACTGCCTTAGCAGTAGACATAGCTTTACCACCAACTGCCTTAGCAGCGTTCCAAACACCCTTCGCTGGGTTCTTCACAAACTCAACAGCCCTTTTTACAACCTTCTCAGCTTTATCTTTAAGACCTATAATAGAATCAATAATCCCATTAATAACCTTACCAATACTACCAGTGAGCTTGCCAATAGATTTTACCAATGCTGTTGCAGAAGGTAATTTTCCCAATACTTTGGCAACCACTGCACCTATCTTCTTACCTAGACTAATAATTTTACCAACAACTTTATTGAAAATACCTTTAATGGTTTTCCATAACGATGCTATCTTCTCTCCTATAACTTTGAGATATGGTTTTGCCCATTCTGAGATTCTTCCGAATATTTTGGCAACAAATTTACCAAATCTCTTCATGAATCCCCATATCTTGGTGAATACCTTAACTAACACATCCTTAATCTTAGTAAACACTGTTTTAAGTGTACTGGATATAGACTTAGCCATTTTGATAATTGACTTACCAAGTTTACTGTTCTTAAAGATCTTCCAGACCTTTTTAGCCATTGGTATAATCTTTCCAGATACAGCCATTAATGCAGCTATGATTGAACCAAGACCTAATCCTTGGGCGACATCTTTCACCACACCACCAACCTTACCACTTCCTTTAGAGGTAGATTTCTTTTTAGTAGTTTTAGCTTTGAGGAATGTATCCTTTTGGGACTTCTTCATCATGTCCACATATTTTGCAGCAAATATATCCGCAACAACAGCTATATCAGTCTTATCACGACTCGATATGGATTTTCTACCCTTCTTTGTATCAAAGGAACTTCCCTCACTACTTTTTACAATATTTTTGTCTACAAGTTTAGACCCACCAGAGCTATCTGAGTCTTTATATGCCTCAGACAACTTCTCAGTAGCCTGTGTTTGTCCTTGCAACACTTCAAGTAATTTAGCAGTAATGTCCATTACTTGTATTTAGTATTAATCCTCTCGTTCGAAGAATAATGTCTCAAAATCAACTAACTTGCCCTTAACAGTAAGGAGCTTTTCATCATAATCACGAATAGTGGACACAAATTCATGTATATCATCAGTGACAGAGGATGGTAGAGTTTCTATAATTTTCATAGTAGTATCAATTGGAATCTCATCGATGATAATATCTTCTCCATTGAATGTGATGCTCTCTACAAATTTAGGTAATTCATATGCTAGAATGATACCAGTACATTTACCAATATCATCTTCCCCAACTTTATCAAACTCACGAATGGAAGATTTGTGATATCTAACATCAGTATCTAGTGTGGGAATTCTGAGTTTGATCTCATATGCATCATATTCGAGAGTTTGTGGTTCAATAACAGCTTTTGAAAAATTATCTCGCAATGCTCCAAGAGTAACTTCCTCGTCTACCTTAAAGTCTGCCCCCTTCTCAATAAGTTTCATCTGGATTACAATAGGAATCCTATCAAGGATTGTAATATTGCTCGTACTTCCAGTAACATTTTCTTGAATGAGTTTATCAACTTCTAACATGAATTTGTTAATAGATGTGATCCCTTCAAGTGTGCTGGTTACAAGAGTCTTCTGCTGTCCAAATGAAATTTGGCTCACCTCTAAGCTATCTGAATAATTGCATTCGAATGTGGATGTGGCAACATCTTGCTTGATTGTTGCTAGGAACTGTTTAACTGTATCGCTCATAGTATTATATAGTTGAATTGGTCTGTGTTGCAAGCTCATTTTCCCTATCTGACAGTATAATATCCAATTCTCTTGGAGTTCTAGTCATGACATAATTGGAGTCAGGCATTTGTTTTGATATTCCATATACAATGGACGCTAGGCTCTGATAATCATATATATTGAATATTGGTACAATAAATTCAAATATGTCATTTGTATATGGGTTGATTGTTTGGGACTCGATTTGAGGGTGATTAAAAACAACACATTTACTCACTTCTTGTGTTATATAATTGTCGATGGATCTGATAACATCTGATGGTATTGCGTCAACTGAGGTTATATCTTCTCTACCAATCTTCTTGGATTCATTATCTTCTAAATGGATGCTTTCTATAGCATCTCTATATACCTCATCAACATTGTCGCTATATAATGTATCTGCTGGTTTGATGGTGTACACATATCCTGAATGGATTATAGTAGTTGAATAGTCATCAGATATGTGTTCCTTTAAATTGTTGAGTATTAACGATATAAGAACCTTCTTTTGTGTTCCTGTCACTGACACCATGTTGATACTGTGGTCGATGAAATCACTTGCTCCTTTCAACAGGGCATATAACTTCTTCATCTTAGTATCACATCCAAATAGCTTGTCTTCCAGATACTCTACAATCATTGGATAACAACTATCTTCGTATAGTAGACTAAGGTTCCTACAGTCTGTGAGAGTAAATTCCTCCATACCAAATACCTCCCCATTTATAATTGTAACACTCTTCATATTAATACACTGAGTAATTTTCGTAACCAAAGGTGACTGATTTTATGCGCAGTGTGGAATCGTCGGTATCATAGTTCAATGACTGTGCTTCTACAGCATGAGGAAACACTCCTGTGTATTTAAAAGTCTTACGAAGACCTCCATTGGTATTATATTGTTTAATAACAACATCTCCTTTGAGATCGTTGTCTGTAATCAACCCCTTGCGTCCAATAGCAATTGTCCATAGTCTAAAATAAGTATCAACAATATCTACTTCAGTCTCAATGAAGTTTATAGCTAAACTCATAAATCCAGTACTTCGTTGGGCAAGACCATATCCTGCTAAATATCCACCAGAATTTCCATTTGGAGATACTTCGAATGCTGATACATCAATTTGTTCTTCTGGTATATTAACAGATTGCGCCAAATACCTAGAACTGGATGACACTGAGCCGCCATTAAACACTCCAGCTTGTCCATACATAGGAGGGACGAGATTGGATGTAATATTTGGAGCTTTTATAAAGGTGACTTCAAATAATGATTCTAGGGGGATGAAGAAGGATGGATCATTACTGAATCTATCTAAAAACTGTTGTGCGCTCGGAGTTGACATCAATTCTATTTAGTGGGGCAGTATAAAAAAGGGAAGAGTAATATTGCTATTACCCTCCCCTTTATGCATCGCGCTGTGTTAAAATCTTATGAAAAGTCTTCGTAGAAGTGATATGCGAATGTACATGGGAAGTTTTTAATCTCACCTGTACCATCAGCAATTTGATAATCGATCTCACCTACGTTACGAATACCAACACCGATAAGCTTAATTGTCTCGACAGTAGCTAGTTCTTTATCAATGACCTCTAGGATCATATAACTATCTCTACCAGCCATACCGTATTCACCAGTTGTTGTTTCGTTATTAAATACTGCTCTTGATGCACCTTCGAGTTTCCTACGAAGATCCATTTGTTCATCTACATAGAACTCAATCGTATATGCTTCAGAATTTGGGTATGAGGAAGAACCTGCTACGTTGAAGTTCTGTCCTGCGTAGTTAGCGTTCTTGTTTGAGATCTCTCTAGCTGGAAGTGCTGCACTTCTTGCATAGATTAGGTCATCTTCTCCAGAGAATGATGCACCTTCGATAACAATTTGCTTTACTCGAAAGTGGAAATCGCGTGAGAATTGCTTCATGACGGCTTGGTTGAAAAAGTTTTCGATAGTCGTTGCCATACACTTATTTAGCTATTAGGTTGGATATTTTATCATAAATATCACGATAAGATTCATTATATTTTAATATAAGTAAATTCTTTTTATATATACAACAATATTGGCGTTTGAGTGAGTCATTCTCCATCTGCCTATGAAATGAAGATATTCCCCCAAAAAACTCAATTGGTTCATAATGTTGTCTTCCGTTATATTCTATGCATATATTATAGTCTGGTATGTAGAAATCAAATCTAAGAAGTCTTTCATTTCTACAATCCTTGAAGGTGTATTCTTCTATATAATCAATATCAATAGAATTTAAAATATTTCTTACCAATAATTCTCCATTTGATTTAGTATCACATCCACAGGTGGTTCTCTTATCATATAATACGTGATGCATCAACCTACCAAATTTATTACCACATTTACATTGGAATGTGTGAGATTTATGAGATCCTTTATAATCATCTACAAGAGATACGTTTAACTTTTCTAATCTTTCATGAATATCATTTATATTCTTCAAACACCCACATGATGATACTTCACCAGACCAAATATTATTTATTTTAGATTCGAATTCAACACCACAAAAACACATAAACTTATGGCTATTTTTACTTTGAGTATATGGAGATAGTAATATTATACCAATATCCAATGTTTTGCCTTCGGCATCTTTTTGTGTAATGGTATTGACACACCCACATGATGTAGTATGACCATTCCATATACTACTTATTCTAGAACTAAATACCGCACCACAATGACATTGAATGTCATGGATATTCTTACTAGAAGTGTATTTAGATATTAACTCAAACCCTAGATTTTCGCATCTATTTTTTGCAATATCTTGTGTAATTATTTTACCCATCGAGCCATATACTTATTTAGTTATTGGTCATGTATTATTACTAAGCTTCAGGCACATTACCTACATCACCTTGCATCATAGCTTGGAAATCTGCATAGTCTTCAACAATGTCTGTGCCAAAGTTATATACTGCTATATCTTTCTTCCCCGATTCATCAGTATTCCAGATATATAGATACCAATTATCCCTATGTTTAAATGGTGCTTCACCAGTCATTAGTTCATGAGGATATTCAAAACCTTTATCCCAACCATGAGGTGCTTCCATTGAAGACTCTACTAGTAGAGACATGGCTTGTTTGTTTTTGTCATATTTGTTCATCTTAATGATATTTAGTGTTTATGTTACATCAACTGGTCAGAATAAGGCTTATCATCGTAGTTATCATCATATTCAAGGGGTTCCACATAGATGTATGGTTCTCCAGAGAAAATTGCAGCTTGAGTTCTATGATTACCATCTCGCATTATAGCCCATATTGCACCTAAGTCTCCATCTCCATCTTCTTCAGCCTCTTTCAATCTCTGTAAAATATCCTGCAACTCTGCATACTCAGCTTCATGTTGTTCTACGATATCGTTAAACTCTTCAATATCATCTTCATACAACTCCTCTTGTAATCTAGGTAAATCTAAAGTATAATCATCATTCAAATACTCTCCCGAATATATCATAATATCTCCTATCGCATCATCCCCATTAGCTAGGAATTGATCCAATTCTTCGTCTCCAGTGGTGAACGATCTTGAAATGCCCATATAGTCTGGATTGTGTTGAGATGTTTTTACATCATCTAAATCGATATGTCTCACATCTGCGTCAGATGTTCTAAATACCACCCTATCGTCATGATCTCTGATATAATTAGCCAATACTTTCGCTTTATCATAGTCAAAAATATTATCTTCTCTAGATGTAACATATTCTGAGGGTATTTTTAAAGTTTTACCTGTGTTACCTATCCATATTACATTACGCCCATAATATTCATCTTCATACTCATATGCTTCAGGTTTTTTTCCAGAATAATGATCTTCAAATTCTCCATCTCCTTCACTATCGGAAATAGCTTGTTTATGATATTCGTTGAACTCTTCTGAAACGAGTTTGTTGTAGTTTTTTAATGATATCATATGTCTATTTAGTACAGACATAAAAAAAGCACTAGGCTTTTATACCTAGTGCTTGAAATTTTTCTTTATGTCAACTTATCGGATGATCTCTTCGAAGTTAGCATCAGTTCTTGTTGCCACAAACTCAACGATGATGAACTCGGCAGATCTTGTTGGCTTGAGTAACACTGTTGCTCTCAATTCGTTGTTATCAATTACTTCAGGAGTGTTAACTCTTTCGTCGGCAATAATCTGATAATCATAAACACCACCGTTTTGCTTTGCATATTCCATGATAGGAATCAAAGTGTTTTCGAATCGTGTTCTTGTGAACTCAGTGTTTGGCTCGAATAGGAAGTATTTGGAAACCTTCTTAGTTGGTCGCTCAAGTGTTAAGAACAATCTACGAACGTTAACTCTATCAAACGCACTTGGCTTTCTGCTTAGAGTCTTCTGTCCCATTACCACAACACCATCTGCTCTTGAGAAGAAGATTGGGTTTAGGTTAGACTTATAAAGTTCGTCACGCTGCTTCTGGTTGGGTTTAACAGCAATGTCTAGTACGTTACGCATAAGACCTCTATTAAAGCCAGCAGGGGCTATCCACGGGAATTCGTTGGCATCTGTTTGTGCATAGATAGATCCTAAATGTGCAGAAAGTGGTGTCCAAATCTTTTGTCCTGTGAATTCATCATAAATCTTACCCCAGTTTGCATAAGCCGCAGCATATGAAGTGTTCTGGAATTCGAATTGGTGACGAGTTGCCCAGTAAATGTCCAATTGGAAATTACGTTGCTTGTTATCAATAATCTTATTATCTCTACCAGTTACATAGATGTGTCTTAGTGGATCTGCAATGAACATACAGTCACCACGACCACCAGTATTACTTGGTAGGTTACAGAAATTCTCAAACTTATTAAAGATTGTATTATAGTCTTCAATTAGATCAGAACTAACTTCCTTAGAAGTACGAATCTTATCAACTGCGTCCTTTAGAACTGTTCCATATGCGAATTCGTCATAAGTAACATCACCAGTAACACTTGCACTACCACTTGAAGCTGCCCAAATTGTACCTAGCCCTGCTTCAACCAATACATCAATGTCATAAACTTCGTCGTTCTTAATTGATTCCAACGCTCTAGTAACTTTATCTGGCATAATACCAAGTTTTTTGTCTGTAGTGTTTGATACGTTATAGTTACCTAATGCGTACATATTATCACTGAAACCAACTGCTGCTCCTACTGAGGAGAGAGCTGAATATGTAACTCCGTCAAGAGCTTCACCTGTTGCTGATACTGAACCATAGTTAGTAAGTAGTTCCTCAGTCATAACACGAATCTTCTTAGCTGGCACTCCATCAACTGCTGGGTTAAAGTTGTTAGCAATATATTCGTTAACATGAACTTCAATGTTTCTGTTGTCTGAGTCTACATATTCAAGGAATAGAGGTATTGAAGGTCCGCCATTTGGATTAAGTTCTTGTCTGTTTGGATCGATTGAACCAACAAATGCTGAGTCAAGAGTGTAATCAATCTTGAATGCTTCATTAGCATATTGAGATCTCTTCAACTTGAAGACACCAACACTTAGAAGATCATCATCTGTTCTTCCATCAATGTTGTAGTCAGTCACATTATCCATGATTTCTGAAATACTATTTGAAACTCCACCACTATCAGCGGTGAGGTTAAATTGAAGTGTGCCTTGTGGAACATCAGTATAAACATCTGACCCCGCTTGGGTCAATGCTTTAACCTGTGTGATGGACTTGTGATCAACTGAAGGATCAACCAATGTATTGTCAGATACACCAATGTAGAAACCTTCAAACTTCTCATTTACAGTAGTTTGAGCCTTATCGATGACAACCAATGCTGCTCCTGACAATGCTGATACTGCGCTAAATGATGTACCTGCTGTTGAACCCCACTCAAAACCACCTTCTTTGATAGCATCATACTCATCTTCTGTGATGGACATGTGTGATGGCTCACCAAGAACAATAGTACCTTCTGCAATCGAGAGGTCTGTTGATGCTGATACTGCACCACTTTCAATACTTCTTGCAGGATATGCAAGAATGCTATAGTTTGAGCCGAATCCATCGCCACTATCTTCTCCATAAGGAAGACGATATGTGTAAATCTGTGCTGGTGAATCAATAAGTTCTAAAATTGAGTGATAGAAATATCTTTCAGCACTGTTTTTTGGAACACCGTATATGCTCTCAAGTTCACCCTTCGACGTAATTTTAATTACCTCGTCGATTGGTCCTTGGTCTGCATAACCTGTCAAGAATATATTAGTTCCTACGTTCTGAGGAGCTATGAGAGAGAGATCTCTCTCACGAATCTCTACCGCTGGACTGTTAAAAGTTCTAGTTGCCATAAATGTATTTAATCATTTTCGATTAAAATTAAGGATGTTCCTTAAATAACTCCTCAGACAACAATTCAACGTGCATTTGTGAGAATAGAAAGTCGAATCCTGATATGATACGCATATCTCCCTCTGCTTGTTGATCAAATGTCAATCCTTTCAATGTTGTTGGAAATGCTTTAGTGAATGTCCACTTAATTCTCTTCTTACCAAACTCATCTAACCCGAAAATAGTAATGTTAGTTTGGTAATCTGAATATGATTGATCTACTGGCAAATTATCACTATTGTACTGTCCAGTCTTCTGATCATGTAGCAAGTTGATCCACTTGAATATACACCAATAGTTATTATATCCATTATCCACGGCAAAATCCACTGAAGTTGGCGGGAATGAATCTTTACTATGTGTGGAAAGATATAAGGTACTACCTACATTTCTAACTTCCACGCCTTTGACAGTGACATCTGGAATAGCTGTTTTAAATAGAGAATATTGCACACTGTCTGGAATAACTGTGGAATTCTTCCTATTATATTGCGTTTGGTCATCTTTGAGGATTACAGGTATATCAAACACCATCAAGAATTTGTCTTGAGTGGCTTGATTAAAATAGCTTTGCTTTACTTCCGTAGACATATATCTATTTATCAGTTAAACATATATTACCTTCAATATCAAAGATGTTATATGAATCCCCATTTATTTCAGCATTGTGGGCAATTTGTAGATTTGTGTACGACTCGACATCGGGAATAATTTTTTTAACTGTCGGATCAGTATATACCTCTTGTCCAGATGATCTATATTCATCTGTTGCAGAGCAATGATAATTAACTCCAGTCCACCCATATACAAAACTTGGTATATCTGAGTCTCTCAATAGTATTTTATTGGGATCAATCTTATTTTGAAACTCTTGATCTTCACCATTATTGCAGTCTAGAGCATATCCACCAACATCAAACCATAAACTCCTTCGAAATGACCAATTTCCCAAAGCTTGTTGATTGGGGCATAATTTCTCACAATACAAGGAGTGCATATTTTTATCTCTAATGAACTCAACATGTTTACTTTTTTTATATATTTCCATGTGACTCTTAATATAATTTGGCAGCATGATACAATCGTCATCTAATGTGAAAATTATGTCATGATATCCAAACTGAACCCCTAGATTTCTCTTATGGGGTAACAGAATTTTTTCGCTAATATTCATTATGCGAACATTAGGTACATCACACTCAATAGATAAATTCTTCTGATCGTTTATTATCAATAATTCTACTTCATCATATGTCTGTTCTATGAATGATTGAACCACTCTACCCAAATATTCTACTCTATCGTATGTAGGAACTACAATCAATGCTCGCATGACCATATTTAGTCGGGAACTACCTCCCTATAGGTGAATATTGAACATTTGCTAAGTTTATCTCTACCAAATCTGAGAGGTATATAGATGTATCCTAATATTATCTCTCTTGTATTCTGATGAAGCTTAGTCCTTCAACTGTGACGTTGGTTGTATCTGAGTCATTTGAAACCCTCCAGTACATAATGTCGTTAGTGTCTAACTCTACACCCACATTGATGACGAAGAACGCAACATCACGACCACCTTGGAAGTTATTCACTGGTCGCCTCTGTAATGTGTAATCTAACTCTACCTCAGAACTTGTTGAGTCATCCCACTTGAATACTTTTATTGATAGTTCGTCGTTTGCACCTCCGTCGATATTTAGGTTAGCTGTAACCTCAAACTCTCGCGGTGTGTCTCCTACGTGCTTCAATCCCCCACCAGCAGGTATCATCTCGAAATGCTGTAAGTCTCTCCCTAGCCATGTTCCATTTAATGGGTAGTATGCCCCAGATGTGGAAATGGTGGTTTGAGCCTCTAAAACTATCAAAGCTGTACCCCCAACATAGGTATTTGGGATTCCGTTGTTACCTTTCCAATAACAGGGTAGATCTGAGTTTAACAAGTTTGGTGAAACATTAGTATCACTGGCATCATACCCACCATCTCTAGTTATCTCACAACCTTTTAATTGCATTGTGCCAGAGTTTGGGAAGTTGATAGGCTTGAAATCTATGAGTGGCGCAAGTGTTGGGAGGTCGCAGTTAATATCCGTTATGAATCTGGAGTTCATTTGAAACAACGTGCCTTCTTTGAATAGAGGCTCTGTCATCGTTCCAGCAAGTGCGCGAACGATTGAGGTTGTGATTCTGAAGCCGCCTAACCATGTACCATGAAGAGTTAAGGAAGGAGAGCCACCGAAACGCCCTGTGCCATCTTCTAGTCCTTGTCTGTATTCGTAAATATCACCCAAACTTGTGCAGTCAATATAGTTGACGCGCAACAACTCGAAAGCATTGAAGCCTGTCGCATCATAAAGTTCGTAGACTTTAGAACCTGCGCCATCTGCCGTGATCTTTAGATCTTTCATTAAAAGATTGCCACTGCCGATAGCGATGGATTCAGATACAAACATGGTGTAGGCATCCTCAGATGATACCAAACCCGAAACATCAAAAGTGTCTCCAATGATAGATAGTCCAGTTGTAGGAACCGTGATTGACTGGTTGCCCATGTTGATAATCCCATCTAGCTTGTAAACTTTCGTGCTGTCTAAAACTCCGCTCAAGTCTGCTGCTGTCTTAACTAAGACTATATATTCTTGGTGTAGTTCTTCTAGAGTCACCCCAGAGTTTTTGATACTGTTGCCGCCTGCGCCTAATACTATTTCATTGTCGTTCATTTATGTTTCTATTTGGGGGTTTCCGAGTTCGTCGAATTGGATGTTTCCTAGTGTGTCAGTAATGTAATTATCAAATAATACTGGGGGTAATAAACTAGGATTTAGAACACCAGTTATACCCCACGGGGATGATGTGTTAATACTCGATATATTTGGTATAAGATTCATTACTATACATTATTTAGTTGATCACACACATTATTTATAATGCGCATCATTTTGATAAATATTAATATGTCAAATTATGAACATACAGATGACCCAAAATCATTCAAACAAGAACTCACCACAACTTTCACACAATTGAGTGCTCACGCATGTAGCGAGGTGTTAATTCTCAATAGGGCTGGAGGCAGCATTATGGTATTTGATAATAATAATTTTGGTGCAGATAATCACATCCTTCTATTAAATGGAGAGAGTATCATACTTCGTGGACTCAATAACTCTAATGAAGTAAGTGCTCAGACGTTAACTGCTACAGGTGATATCTACTATAGAGCAAATTACTTTAGTAACACGCCTTCACGTTAAAGGAAATACTTTTCCATTGCTGGATCATATTCTTCCCAACCAGAGTCTAATCCTTCAACACCGCCAGCTACTGGAACCCATCCTGCATCAACCATTGATTCATACTCAGTGTCAGATTCTGACGATTGTGTAAACATCACTGGCTGCACTGTAGGGTCTGATGTTCCATCCAAATCATTGTATAAAGAATTACTGACCATATAATCACCAAGTCCCATATCAATATCCGTTATTTCTAGAGGTTTTCCGTGATCATCCAACTTCTCGATTTCGAAGTATTCTTCAGTAATTTCATTATGTAGTATCATCAATGCCCATATCACAGACATAACTCTATCATCGTGTTTACCTTCTTCAGCTTTCCATGATCCATTCTTAGATCTGGCGAATGTTTTGAATTCTTCCAGAGTCTCAATATCTCTAAATGTAACTGCTCGTAATTCATTGATATAATATCTCTGATTGACAACACCCTTATATTTTGAGTTCTGGTTAGCTCTAATACCCATTGTACCAGCAGTACCTTTTGCATTTGCAGAATCTGCACCCCATGCAACTAATTTAGGGTATTTGTAATCGTAAAATAGACGCTCTACGACACCTACACCAGCAGCATTACGCTCAACTAGTGCTGGTGGTAGACCCCACTGTTCAAGGATCTCGTAGCATACATCAGCGAACTCATATGGAGATATTCTATTGTTGTGATATATGGCGACCTGTTCAATTTCCCTAAGATCTGTAATATCGAAAATTTGTATAACTGAAGCGTCTCTACCAACACCTTCAGCAATGTCTACGCCAGCAACATATAATCTATCTTGAGGTGCTGCACTTTTCCAGACTTTATAACAGTCATCCATGAAGAAACCTTTTGGTGGTAAACATTTCATCTTCATCTCTGCAAATAGTTCTTCATTCAATGTAGAGGACCCATCATCAAGGAATGTATTATCAAATTCTTGTAAAAATGATCTTAGACTTCCAAGAGCTGCAATTTGTTCTTCTCTCCATTCTTCATCACGTCCTGGGATATCATTCCATTCTATTCGATGAGGGTAGAAGCCATTTGTACCTGCAAGCGCATCTGCATAAAGTTTGTAGAAGAGATTACCTTTTCCATTTGGAGTGGATGCAACAACTACTTTTGATTTACTTGATCTTGAAATTGTTGGATATACAGCCTTCCAGAATTCATCAACAATGTGAGAATCGAGGAATGCCATCTCGTCAATAATCAACATGTTAAGTGATTTACCACGAATAGCGTTTGTTGTTGTGGCTGTGATACCAATAGATGAACCATTCCCAAATGTAGCAGATGTTTTCTGATATTCTACTGTGGCTGGCTTCAACCAGTTGGGAAGTTCTTCATATGCAAGACGAACACGTTTAAATATCTCCGCAGCAGTTGCTTCTTTGTTCGCAGCAATGATGATTGATTTATGATTGAAGAAACATGCTTCATGTAGTGCTGCAATAGTCATCAAGGTTGTATTTGAGGTAGGGATATGAGTTTTTCCCACCAAATATAAACTATCTGGAGAATCAACTGTAATACAACGCATTGGCACAGATTTACATGGTCTTATATCTTTAATATAATGCCATTGATTTCTTTTATTGTTTTCTGGATATGTTATGTCGTTGACCTCTATACGATCTGATTTATGGGATAAATATGCCACTTTCTCTCTTGGGTAGAATGAGACGTAAGAACACATTCCATATTCCTTATCCCCTATCTTAGCCATCTTTTGTCTAAATGTTGCCTTATATCCTAATGTGATGGCAAGTTCTTGTACTTGCCTAGCAAGCATTTCATTCATTTGAGAGAATACACATTCTCCTCTTGGCGATACATCTCCATCAGAATCAATAAGACCTCTCATTAATTCTAAGCGTTGATCTCTTGAAGCAAGAAGATATATGTCTGGAATATGTTTATTATTATATAGATTTTCCTCCTTTAATAATGTAATCCGCGGTAGTAGAGTTTTATCATGTTTGGACGATAATCTAATAATACCACATCTATCAGGAGACGTTTTCCCTTTATATACATTTAGGTGAGGATTTCTCTCAGACAACATCAATAATTGTTCATCTATGTGTATATTATCTACGGAGATTGACATGCCATCTGAATTTCCATCCCCCAACCATAATCCAAAGGTATATGGTTCTATTGGTAGGGAGTCATCATAAACCCCAGACACCCCATTAACACATGATGGTATTCTATAGAATGGTTCAGGATTCTTGGTATTGGTCATGAAATTTGAGAACATTTCTTCTGTAGTATATTTCTCTCCACGATATGTATATAATTCCTCTTCTGTTGGTGTGGAACCCTTTCTCCTAATCCATCTAAGTTTTTCTCTATGTGTTTTTGTCTGAGCAAACCATAAATGTTCTGAACAAGCTTTCATAACAACACCATTATCAAATTCAATTTCATATGTCGGAGAATCTTCTACGATGTCCCACGCTTTAACAACATTGCACGGATTTCCATCTTGACCATAGATCACATCTCCATCTTTAAGATCTCCATTCCTAAGATATCCAGATGGTGATGGTATAAGTTCATCACAATCTAAACGCTTACCAGCCTGACGAGGACTTAGGAGAATATTGAATCTATTATCATTACAACCTGCAAGGATCTTCTTCTGAACATCATATAGATTGATATTTACCTTACCTTCATCAGGATCAATGATGTAGAAATAGTTCTCTGCAAAATATAACATGGAAGCTTTACACTTCTCAATCTCTTCATATTGTTCGGGTGTATATTCGAAGGTAGCATCTATTGTAGGGAGATGCTTATTACCCATATATCCTTGTTCAGCCATAATCTATTTTCTCATTTCTACCACGTAACCTTTTTTGGTTAGAAGTTTATATGTAGTAGTTGATCCAGACTCATAGATTCCAATTATCTTATAGTCTTCAACAGTATCAAAAAATCCCGCAGTATCTATATTTAGAGGAATTTTGAAATAATTTGTGTTTCCATTACTATATGTAATAAGAGCTTGTATGATTGTTGATAGAGAACTAGCCTCTGAATGAGGGTATATTACATGGTCATATAGTTGTCTAGCGAACGCAGATTCCTTCCCTCCGACAATACTCGGTATGACATTATTTGAGCCTAATATTTCACTAGCCTCAAACTCTTCAATAATCCCATCACCCCAGTCAATAACTAATGTGGTTGGTGGTATAGTCTCGTCAATACCACTCAAAGATATCCCAACAGTAGTGATATCATTTAAAGATATCTCTGGAAGTGTTTCTACATGGTTTGAGGAATTAGATGATAGTAATATTGTGTAAGTATTCATTAGATGATTAATATACCTCCTTGTGTTGATAATGGGGAGGATGATAATGTTATAGTTGTCGCAACTGACTGATAATCAGCGAAGAACATGGAATTCATACTATCGGTCGGTTTGTGAAGTTCATACTCAATGAAATCCACATCTGGGTATAAATTAAATTTATAATCGTGTAGATGGGGCATTCCATTCAAATCTTTTAGTAATGTAGTTAACGTAAATCTATTTGTGTGGGGAGAGAAGTTCATGTACACATCTGAGCAGTTGATATATTTAGTGGAAGTTTGTAATACTTCGAACTCATCTACATTTGATGAATTTAATGGGAATATCAATTCATTTGTGTTGCTAGGTATATTGTATTTAAATATAATAGGAACTGCTGAGAAATCGTTACCACTTATCTCGGTTGAGTTGGTGCTTAATGTGGAAAAATATACATCTCCTCCAAGTCTGAAGGTATTTGACAATTTATCAAACTCCCCAACATTCTCTCTTAATACAACTGGTGTAGTTCCACCCAAAATAAACGTGTCATCTATGGATAGGCTAATCTTATCGATTATTAGATAATTTCTAGTCTTGATGAATATAGTATCACTATAGATACTGAAATCAACCACATCGTTCGCAATTTCAACTGATGGGGCATATACCACATCTCCATTGTCTTTAACGATCTCAGTCATGCCAGTATCTTCTCCTTGATTACCATAAGAGTAATTAACTACTGTTGAAGGATATCTTGAAACATAGTTTGTGAATATATCGGTAAATCTGTGAACCTCACCATCTTTGATGGTTTTTATCCACAACACACCCCCAGTTTCTTTACGGATAAATAATTCATCAGTAGGGTTGGATGAGGTAGACTCATACGTGGTGACTGCCTCACTCGCAGGTATATATAGATAATCTGGCTCGAATTCGATTAGACCTGATCCTATTTCAGTATTAATATCTACGAACCCAAATTTATCAAGTATCCATCCACCATCATACACATTAACATTATTAGTTGGAGTATTTCTTGGAGATATGGTTAGATCACCATCCAATCCAGATAGAGGCACTATTCGTGTGCCTCCAGTTAATTCTGTATATGAGGAAACGCCTCCCTCTGCCACAGTGTCGTAATATGTACTTGCTGTTATTGGACCATTGACAGGTGTTGTTGGATCATCTGACGATACCAATTCCACTAAGGGATTCCCTAAACTATCTACGAATGAAATACCATCCAATATAACCTCGTTTATCACTAATACTGGATCAGTGGGGTCTATTGGTTGGTTGTCATCCTTGAATGTCAAAAAGTTTAATGTATAGTGTCCAGATAGAGGATCGAAATCTTCTGTTAATGAGGATAATCCAGACCTATGCAGTTCATCATATGTCAATATATCAGATACACTATAATCAAATGAAGAACCTTCTGTAAAAAGAGTATCATAATAGGCATAACCATCCAATATTAGATTTTTTGTGATTGGGGTATTTGAAAACGAATCTTCGAAGGATTTTGTGAAATCCTGTGAATTTGATAATAGGGAGAACATGTTTCCATATATATCATACTTTGAATCTTTGACTGCTCCCTCGTTGAAAAGATTATCGACAAATTTCTTCGTCTCTGGGGTGATATTAGATGTATATCCATGTGTTGATATATCCATCTTACCGAGTATTGGCTCATCTGCTATTAATCCAGATGTGCCATTCCTTTTAACAAAATTTAAATCAAAAAAGAATGAGAGTACAGGATTAGCGTTTCCTGTCACATTTGGATCTGGGAAATAATATATTGAATCTGGTAATAGTTTACTAGTGTCTACTTCATAGCTATTAGTTTTACCCTCCACAAATAGTAGAGATGTGTTGGATGGTCGGAAGAACCCCATTTCTTCAACTGTATCGAATATAGTTGGAGCTGTTGCTACATTAGTAGGATTATATATATTTTGGTAGTCATTATAATCGTTCACACCCTTATCAAAAAGTGCTCCTGATACATACTCAGTACCTGTTGAGTTTGTGCTAAGATAATGAAACTCTGTTCCAATATACTTCTTAGACATCGATCTCTGATTATCTAACAAATCATCAACTTCTTTCAGACTTTTTAGCTCGTCCGACATATCGCCAAATAATTCTTCAATTATTACCGAATTATCTTTTAGGAAAATATCTGCTCCATAATCAAGACTCTTGGCATCATAGACAGCAGCATCGTAGGGAAGATTGAATGAATAGTCGTTAGTGTATAGTTCACGAATATCGACGAATATTTTCTCCTTGATCCTTTCAACATCATATATGATACGAGAATCTTGCACGTTTTCGATATAATTTATTATATTTTCAATTATAGCTCGTTCAAGACCAAACGAAGTCCCCTTTATCTTTCTCTCAGTTATTCCATTCTTAATCAACTCTCGTTGATTATTGTAGTACCCCACAATTTCTTTCAACTTGCGTGTGAATATTGGTGTTGCTAATTCCAATTCGAGGGGGTTGGTGTAATCTAAATTGCTTAGATATTCTCTCTCTTCAATCGTGGTATAGTTTATAGATAGATCTTTGATAAAATCTCTATACAGTTGAGTAATAATCACCTTTGAATCCACCGACGAAGTTTGTGTGGTAGTAGCCCAAGCCTTTAGATAGAAACTATAATAATTTTTAATAGTTTCTGGTTCAAAGGTTACTTTGATTAACTTAATGAATTCTAGGAACCCAAATGGGGAATGTTGATCTAAAACATCAACATCCTTAACATTTTGGTTTGTTATTGATCTTGATACTGGAGGGTATCCTATTTGACTGGCTTGTGACATCGATTATATTTATTGTAATAATATGATTATTCAACAACTCTTGTTGATAAAACATCAGTTAATGTATCGTACATGATTACATCGAACAAATTGTATTGACCTTCCTTCTTAGACTTGAACTCATCGTGTGATACACTTGTCTGTTCAAACTCGAAATTAATGTTTCCTCCAAGAATGGTATCATCGTATTCTGGAGTAAACTCAAAGAATCTATAGAATTTAGGAATATCGTCCAAAGTGTTAGAATCGTTTAGTACCAACCCCCATCCGAAATCCTCATTATATGAACTTAGTGGATATTGAGAAGCACTCAATGATTCAGTTGGTTGGTAAGTATTCAATCTCATGTATTCTCCACTGAATTTCTCTAACGCTACAATATCTATACCCGCAGAGCATTCATAGGTATATAAGTCGATCTCATCACCCAAATTTTTACCATAAGTCAATCTGTCTGTATGTCCTCTAGAATCGAAATTCTCTTGGAATTTATTCTTATACCCAATTAAACCTCCATCATCTATAGAGAACATATTAACGTGTCTTGATATGGTATCTGGAAAATTCATAATGCTAGAATCAAATACGTTGATTGTTTTACCAACCATATTATTAGCAGAGTTGAGTGCGAATATATCACACTTATCAACATTCACATTATTATCCACGAAGTTTGTTATTTTTTCGTGGGTTTTTACCCCGAAATTATTATTAACATCCCCGCCAGCGTCCCCCATAATAGATCCGATGAATTCATCAAATAATACTGGTTGATTTAGCATAGACTCTTGGAAAGTGAGGCTTTTGATAGTTTCTATAGGTGAAAATTCTTCGCCATATTTATAAAGTTTGTAGGGATTCTCATTATATACTCTAAGCTCGACATGTTCTCCCGATACACTGGCAGATGACATATTATATCCTGATATAGTAATATCCGCATATTCCCCACTAAGTTGATTAAACTTTAAAGTATATCTATGTGCCCACACATTTTCAGTATCAATTGCTCCACTTAGAGGAACCTGAGTGAGTTCATATAACTCAACAGGAACTGCGCCACCAGCAGAGTATGATATAACGATTTCTGGTGTAAATTCTAGAGGATTAGATACCGCGCCAATGTCTGCTGGATTCCCCCCGACATCATATAACTCATCTACATATTTTATAGTGTATGGGAAATTAGGGTTTCTGCCAGTTACCATAAATTGGAATGGGGTGTTAATGTACTTGATATCAGATACTTGGAATGTGTCAACGCCCAGACCCTCACCTAACATGCCATTAGATGATATCCCGATGGTTACATCCCCATCAGACTCATATGCTAATGAATTATATACATTTATCCCTATTTTTAAGAATGTTGTATTATGTACGTTTGACTCTACTCCATAGGACTCACTGAATACATATTGATCATTGTCATAATATAGAGACAGTGTTAGATCTTCTTGAGGTGTGTCGTGACTAAGATAGACATCTTGTGATGCGGTCATCCCTGCATAGAATGAGGAATCTACGAATTCGCTAGATTGTACAACCTCGCCTGAATCGTCCATAATCACATAAACTGGATCATATACAAATTCGATATAATCAACCTTATCGTATTGATGGGTTGCTAAAATATTATTATATATCTTCTTGTGTAGTGTGTAGAATAGGTCTAAATGCGCATACGGAGTGCTCTTTATGTCTCTCCATGCTTTACAATCTTCGCTATTGTCAATATGATAATTAACATTGATTGCCGTTTGATAATGGGGTACAGTTGTTGTGATGGTGAGAGCGTCTGATATAATAGCAGCAGATAATGTTTCTATGGAAGTAGTATCTCCAGTAGTGAAATTGAGTGGTATAAAATCAAGTATAACCACCTCCTGTGTGTATGTGGAGTATATCACCTTATTGCCACAACCATACACCACAAGCTGAACCAAATAGCTTCCAGCCCTATCGTAGTGCTTTATGGGAGAGAAATCATTGGAAGTGGTTCCATCACCAAATATCCATTCGATATTGCCTCTATATTTCTCATTAGCGTTTGGGATAAATTTTAAAAACGTTTGTTCGAAGCTATACGCACTTAACGTAGGTGATCCTGTGTGATCCTCTACCTCAAATGTGATTAAGTCTATATTTATACCTTCTGTTTGTTGGTCTGTGTTACTCATCTACAATCTCAATTTTATTAATTAGTGCGTTTGGTGCATATAGGTATGGGAATTTGAAGAAGTCTAATGTGGTGGTCTGATTCAATAGATTTATGTCAGATCCTTCAAAAACTGGATTCCATGTGATGAAGCTCAAACCTTCAAACGTGATAGATTCGTCAGTATTTGTAGTTACTATTTTCTTAACCCCCTCCAATGATAATATAGAGGATACCAAATCGGTTAATTGAATTGTACCTCCTAAAGTATTATTAGATGATTTAAAAAACTCCGTTATTAGGTTATATATACTACCTTTTAGGTTTTCTTTGGAAATTTTGTTGTTCCTCTCTCTAGTCACCCTAATCACTGAGTAGTCCTTACTAGTCGTATCATCAGCAACGTTGGTAAACCCAACATCGAATGCTATATAGATGGGATCTCTTGGAACAACCTCATGGCTAAGTATCTTCTTATCTAAAGAAGATGTCTTTATGACAGATTTGAAGTTGTTGCTAAGAAATTCGGGGTATTGTCCATCCACAGTGTTTGTGAATGCTGGTACACAGAACACGTTCACATTATTATAGTCGCATGAGTCTGCATAATTGACTTGGTTCAATAAAACTCTATTGACTTTATTTGGATCTACACATATGTCATAGAAGTATTGTATGTAAGAGGCTTGGAATGTGGTATTATCGACAACCTTAACATCGTTTAGGACTGATGGCATAGTCTTCTTGTAAAATGCTTCATAGTCTTCAGTTGTTACTAATCGTAGTTGGTTGCTTAAGAATAGAGATGCATTATCACGAATATCATCCACACCTTCTTCATCAGAAGGTACTGTTGAATTTGTCGTATTGTTGAATAATATATTGTTTGATATGGTGTTATCAATTGATATATCATTATCGAGATTGATATCATCATATATCTCAGTGAATCTGGATGTGTTGTATTGAAAGATTTTCTTGCCACTTAGTGCATTCTTACTAATTATGCCCTTTTGGTTGTCACTGAGAATATAGTATATAGCAACTTCATCATCTGTAGATAATTGTCTACCAAATGTGCCATTACCAAACTTGATTACATAGTGACCATGTTCGTTCAACCTAATTTCATAACTGCGTCCTTTAATCTCAGATAGGTATAGGGAATCCACTTCATCATATTGTCTCCATGCACCAGTCTCCTTCTCCTTAACATATACAACTACGCTACCGTGGGATATGAACCTATCATCAGCATTATCTACTATATTATCAACAGCTATAGTCACCTTCTCGAATGTTTCTCCTTCAGCAACATATGTTGGATATTCTCCAATCTTACCCTGTTGCAAAATAGTATTATTTGATACGCTATCTATATATTGCTCCCCTGTCGCGGTTTTCTCAAAGGATACATCATCCTCTAAAGTGTATTGAATATTATCAATAAGGAAATATGAAAATTTTCGAAGCTTATACGCCCCGATATCCAATGAAGCCTTGGCTGTAGCCTCTAGCGGTATAATTGATGTCTGCTTACCTGTTGGTTTATAGTCAATCAACTTCACGATATTATTCATGTTCTCGTATAGAGAAGATTGGGAGAATAAACTTTCTGATGATGTTTGGTTTAGGTAGAATAGAAGGGTGTGGTTATAATACCCCAATATTTCAATTATTGCGTTTAGGTTACTACCTGCATATACTTGATCGGTAAAGTCAGTGTTGTTACTGAGCTGTTCGATCATAAAATCCCTCAATGAAATTGCATCGAAGTTCGCATACGCATTCTGAGGTAATTTATATTCTAAAGATTGATTTTCTATACTCATTGGATCTATTTAATGTTAAATGACGGCATATCCAGCAGAATTCAATTTACTTTTGATTGATAGACCATATATGTTCAAAGTTGGTATGTTTAGCTGCATTACGATGTATATTTCGTTTTTGTCAGGATCAGCAGATACCAACACTTCATCTACAGTCACTCTAGGTTCAAATCTAGGTAATTCTCGAAGAATATCTGATTCAATTGCGAATAATGTGGAATCGTTGATAGGTTCGAACAAATAACTCCTCAGATCGACCCCATATTCAGGTTCTAATATCTTTTCCCCCTTAGCTGTGGTGAATGCTGTTCCAATACTCACTAATATTGATTCTTTGTCGTACTGCGCCTGCACATCCTCCAATTTCTGAGATTGGTTGAGGTGTGCAGAAAAACGAGTCTGATTGTTTAAATCAAGAAGAATATCTTTGTATAAAAAATCAGACTCGATGCTTTTTTCGGTCTTTTTTGACTTACTGATAGATTTAATTTTGATTGCCATCAGTAGTATTTAGGAGTTTGGTTAAATCTATACTCTCTTAGTAATTTTTTTATTGGCTTTGAGGCTTTCACACACTTGCATCAGATCTAGAGTCATATCATCTACATCTAGGTTATGAATATTAGACATATAGCTTTCCGCGATTGAATCAAATGATTCTTCCAATTCATATGGAATCTGAGCCTTACCAAATAAGTTATTTGGATCTCTTGTATATGCCAAGGATTTTATGTGTTTGATGTGGTGGGGTTGCAACCTACCATCTGATTCTGATCCTGCTCCACCCATCACATCAGCGTTCTTTAAAAACGAAACTATGTTATTCATAGCATCATTGTGATCTTTGGGGCTATTGTAATAGTCCTCATAGTCTAGTAATATATCTTCGAGGGATATACTGGCTAATACTGCTTCTTTTCCTAATAGAGCATCAAATTCTGCATTCATCTCCTCTGCCTTTGCAGTTAAATCCTCACTATCACGAATTGCTTTCTTTGCTACCCCACTAGGTTTAGCTGATCTCCCCTTAATACCCAGAGCACTAGTTAACGCTTTATTGCTTTTTTTATCAACAATAGATTGTTTAAGTTTATCTAATCGACCTTTTGCTTTTCCAGAGTTGTTGATGATTTTACCATATAGACTAGTTACAAAATTTTCCGCATTGAATCTGTTCATCACCCTTGAAATACCATTCATGCTGCCACTATCTTCAGTATTCCATAGATAATCTTTAAATGAATCTAATTTGTCTTTAACGTCTTCTTTAGATAATTTCATAATCCAATTAAGTGGATTTCTAGAATCTTCATACTCATATTCAAGAATGTTTCTGATGATAGGTGTCATACTGGATGGGTCGGAACTTAGGTATTTAAACAACTCTTTATTATCCATGTTCTCCAGTTTATCCATTATACCAGCATGTCTATCCAACTCTGCTTGAACCATTGCAGCTTCTCCATCATCAAGCCCTTCTAAACTTCCACCTAATGCTAAAGCATTCTTGGCAGAATCGCTTAACTCCATGTTATCAATATCATCTTCTAATGTACTTGCCAGTTCAGAAGTCATGTTATCAACTGCTTTGGAAATTTCTTCCTGTAGATAAGTCCAGTGAGTATTTAGGAGAATATCATAATTTCTCTCCCAGTGGTTTTTTGAAATATTATCCGCAGTAGATTGCATTGCTCCGTCTACACTAGCTCCCAATGCATCCATTTCTCGTTCTGTGGCAGACACTTCCTTCTCTTCTCCTTTACCTTGTGAAATGGTTCTATCAACTTCATCACTCAATGTACCTAATACATATTGAGGATTCTCAGAAGGGTCAATATGTTTAGCTATATTATTAACAAATTCCTTATCAGCGGCTAATAATTCCACTGCGAACTGCTGAATGCCTTGTCGGTCCTTTTCCATACCTAATGCACTATTATCATTCAGCCCACGCTTATGATATCTTTCATCAGTTGCTTCTGCTATTAATTTATTCAAGCTCATATCCCTATTTAATGAATTAAAAAGGTAAATATAGGTATGACTTCCAAATTCAATGAATTATACGAATCTTACTCAAAGCGATACGAGCTTGGAGGCTTTTTAGTTGGCGATTTCGTGGTATTCAGACCAGATTATAAAAACAATGAATCTTATAAGGCTATGAATAGTGTTATGAAGACACATGTTGACCAAGTAGTTGATTCAGGTGTACCACTTCGAGTTAGTGGACTAGGTAATAAGTATGGCACTAATACCAACTTAGAGCGTTATATCAAGCCCGATGATGCAGTAGTTACTGTGTCTGTCGATGAAGGTGGTGGACGCTGGTTAGGTAAGATTTCAGTAGGTGCTGGTATGTTAGACATTGCAACCAACACAAGATTTTGTGGGGTTGGTGATGAAAACAAAAAACCTCTTAAAAAAGGAGAAACTTGGACACATGGTGAATATGAAGTTGATGAAGACCACATTACTCGCCAAACCGATAAAGGTAATGGCAAAAACTCTAAAACAAATATTAAGTTGGAACACACTTCTGACTTAAATGACATCGTAACCAATTTATTAAACGAAAAAGTATAAATACTGATATGTATAAGAGAAATTCGTACAAGTTACTTTCAGAGCAATATGATGTGATGCTCCTTAAAGAATCCGCGCCATCATTAAATATTTATGAACTACAATCTAAGATTGGGTACATGAATTTGTCTGAAGCTACGTGGACTGCTGAATTCTCCGAAAAGATTCTTAATGAATTCTTTGGTGGTGGTGTAAAAGCTCTTGGTAAAGGTATTGGTGGTGCAATTGGCGGTGCTGCAAAAAAGGCTGGTGGGAAGCTTAGACAAGCTGGAGCAGATAAAGCAGCAGATTTGGCTGGAAAAGCTAAGGCTGGCGCACAAGCTGGAATGGATAAACTCCAAGCAGGTGCAGATGCAGTTAAAGGCAAAGTTCAGGATGGTGCTGACGCAGTTAGAGATGGTATCGACAATGTTAAGGATCGTGCTGGTAATATGATGGATGATGTTAAAGATGTTTATCAACAAGGTGGACATGAAGCACAACTTCAGAAAGCACAACAACGAGCTGAGAAGACAGTTGGCGATCTTATGTCAATCCTTCAAATGGCAGAACAGGAATATGGTCTTGCATTCAGTGGTCCAGTTGAACAACTCCCACTTGGTGAAGTTGTTAGTGAGCTAGTCAATGCGGCTAAGGGTGCTGGAAATATTAAACGTTCCGCACAAAGAAAACTAGGTAAGTTTGGAGCTAGATAAATAAGTTTAACAAAAAGGGCGAGGTTTAATAACCTCGCCCTTTTTTTTGTCGCTGTATTAGTCTATTCCATTAAACTTTTCTCCATATTGAGTATACAGGCATAGCAGTTGATCTCCTTATTGAGAACAACCTCATGTTTCTCCATATGTTGAGCAACTATCATCATTAGAGACTTTTTATAGTGTTCTTGTATAGCATTGTCGCTATATATCACCTCAAACATATCATCCATTAGCTTTCTATAGTCATTGGAGAACATATCAGTAGAATCCTTGATAATACCTCTAAGATGTTCCATTTTGCCAGTGATCACACTATTTATAATTTGTTTAGCTAGAGATGAATCATCCACAGCAGCTTTATTGAGAAGTATGTTACCTGTAGCACACACTTTCTGCAATTCGTTGATTACTTTACGAAAATCGGGCATATGTCTCTTAATCAACGCTCCCAACGATTTGAGATCGTCTGCGGTATAACTAATACCTTCCTCCTTAAGTATTTTATCACATCTTCTAAGACAATCGTTCAAAGGGTTCTTAATGTTGACTGCTACACATCTAGAAGCAATAGCATCTTGAATTTTGTGTTGAAAATTCCCTGTGATGATAAATCTGATATTTGATTGAGCATTCTCCATCAAATTACGAAGACATTTCTGTCCATCAACAGTAGTTCCATCGAATTCATCTAATATAGCCACTTTAATACCACCATTGGAACTTCGAGTCTTGGCAAACTTCATTACCTTGTCTCGAATGGTATCAATTCCGTTTTCGTCAGAGGCATTGATATATAGATGGTCACATTTCATGATATCATCCACAATTATCCTCGCTAACGAGGTTTTTCCTATACCTGCTGTACCCACCAACATTAAATGGGGTATACACACTTCTTCCGAGAAGGTTTCGAGATATGTCCTTGATGCATCATCAAGGATTAGATCGTCTAAACATTTCGGTCTATATTTCTCAGTCCATAATTCACTATATTTCATATTTGGATATTTGTTCTTGTTTTGTACGCTGCAACTAGATTTGCGCAGTCTAAAAGACTATCAAACGTACCAACGTCGAACCACATCCTATCATCCACGTTCACAATGTCAACCTTTTCTTTCGTAGACATGGCGTTAATCACATCGACAATCTCAACCTCACCTCGTTCAGATGGGAGGACGTTTTTTGCGATTTCAACACAGCTATTTGTGAATGAATATAGACCAACTACAGCCTGTGTAGATATAAATTCTTGAGGCTTCTCAACTACACAATCTAATGTCCCATCGTCGCTAAATTTAGCAACCCCATATCGATTTGGATCATTGACGGAGTATGTATATATAGTATTAGCCTGTAGATCGAATTCATTCTGCAAAAAGATGTTATCGCCCAATATTAGAGTCACGTCATCATCCCCAATGAATGTTTCTCCAATGATAAATGCTTCAGCTAGACCCTTTGGATCTTGTTGTAGCGCATATTCGAGTTTAACACCCCATTTATCCCCATTACCAAGATATTCTTTAAGCATTGGCAACCCATCTAAGGATGAGATGATTAGAATCTCAGTAATTCCTGATTTAATGAGTGTTTGTAGAGGATAATAGATGATTGGTCTATCGTATAGAGGTAATAGTTGTTTAACTATACCGAATTCTGTTAATGGGTAAAGCCTAGTTGCTTTACCTCCTGCTAAAATGATTCCTTTCATATTATTTGCTCAGTAGGTCTAAAAGTGCGTCCTTTTCTGATCGTAAAGGATATACTGTGAGTGCTTTAATGTTGTTCAGTTGACAATTACTACGAGGTGCAACTATATCAAGGTCTGATAAAGGTACGAATTTCCAGTTTGGGTTATTATACCCACACTCCTGCATGATATCAACTACTGACGATGTATATAAAGGGTCGCCATTGACTACATTATAAATATCTTGTCCGTTTGGAATCATTTCTTTATCAATTAAGGTCTTTATGAATAAAGAAACATCTTCTGTACTACTCTTGGAGTTTTTATAATCAATTAGGTTGTCATATTTGTGTATTTTGGTCAAATATGATCTCTCATCCCCCACTTTACTAAATGGCATCCGTAACCGCAATATAAAAAGCTTATTGCGTCTAGTTACAAGCTCAAACATGTGTTTTGACTTGGAATATGTTGATGATTGGTCATATATACCGAAATCTGGTTTATCCTCTTCGGTATATACTCGTCCATATCCACTATAAATGCATCCAGAACTCAAATGAATTAGTGTCACACCAACCTCATCACATACATCTGCTACCATTTTGGGTGATACCACATTCAGATACATACACTCATCCACTTTATGTTCAGCTTCATCTACATTTGGTCTACCTGTAAACCCGCTACAGTTTATTACATGGGTGTATTGACCCACATATAATAAATTTTGGAGCACTTTGGGGCAATGGTAATTATATGCCGAACTGCTAATTATTCTAGCTTCTGGTATATATTGCTTGATTTCATTAGCCATATACCCATTTCCAAGTATAATTACTTTCATTATCCAGCCTCCTCTTCGAGTGATTCAACGTGATATTCAATAATATCTTGTAATTCTTGTAATTCTTCCTCCTCTAGTAGAGTAGTTACCACTTCTTTAAAATTTTCAAAACTTTGTGAGATGTTATCATCCTCATAATCTAGAATTTTATCATATAATACGTCAATTGCTTGATATATACTATTTTTAATTTTTGCTATTTCTTTAATTTCTTTCGACATGACTAAATATTTGATAGTATATAGTATATCAAACCACACAAATCCAATGAAAACTTTCAAAAAATTTATATTAGAATATCGCGCTAATCTAGAAGACGGCACTCCCAAACCATCAGTTCAAGTACATAATGGAAAAAATCCCAATAGGATGAATAAAAAGAAGCTTCATACAGTTGGGGATTATCAGCCTGTGAATGGAGATGCCCATAAAGTGGGTAAGATGCTAACTGGTGCAGAATTAGACAACCTATTAACTGATCATGGATTTGATTTTATCGATGGAGAGACTCATGGTATTAATAATTCGGGAAATGCTCTATATATGTACTCAGTAAATGGACAAAAGATCGGTAAGATCGTTGATAATAAGTAAATATTAATATGGATAACCACTGCCCAACGACACCACTTTCTTGTTTAGAACCTAGTAATATTTTTGCAGGTGTTTATAAAAAGGAATGTTCAAATTTTGCAAATCCAAATAATTTTCAAGCAGAAAGATCTATTTTCAATAGCTTAATTAATGAGAAAATTAACAATTTTGGTATAGATATAGACTATTATGTACACACATACAATTTATCAAGTGCTGATAACTTCTATGGAGAAGACCTAGATGCTCCATATTATGGACCTATTTCTCTTCGTGTTGAGAAGGATTATACATTCTCAGGAGTCCCATTAGGTATTCATGGGTTTGATTCAAATGACGAAATTACTTTTTATGTGACGTTTGATACCTTTGAGGAGGCATTTGGCGACCATAGGGTTCATGAAGAGAGTGGGCAACGAATTGAGCCGAAGGCAGATGATATGTTCATCATCAAAACTTGGGGATGTGATAGACCTAATGGTAGAACTGCTAAGAAATTTGTGGTTACTGAGGCTATAGATGAAGATCCAGAGGATTTGAATGTATTGATGGGGCACTATGTTTGGAAAGTGACTGCTCGACGTTATGACTACTCCTACGAAGCTAATATTCCAGCTAGTGATGACAAATACCAAGTTTATGATAATACATTCTCAGGAGTATTAACTAGCGATATATCTATAAAGGGTCCATTGGAAGGATTAGTAGATAGTGAAGGAGATTTATTGATCGGGTTTGGTGGGGAGACTTTAGTTACCCAAACTACTAGTCAACAATTATCTTCTGACGACAAACCATATGATTATGATGTGGATGTCGAGGTTGAGGATGAGATATATGATCAGAGTATTAATGATCAACGAATCTACGGAAACACTGACCAAGATTCATCTCCTTATGGAGACTACTACTAGTAGTTATTCATTTTTATATTTAACAAAAAAAAAGCGTGATCTTAATCGATCACGCTTTTTTTTTGTTAAATTGTGTGTGGATTATTATGAGAAGAACTCTTGACCAGCCTTGAGCTTGCCAACTTTGTTCTGCTTACCGTTATCGATATTCTCTTTACCCTTTTCAGTACCAGTTTTATCAGTATACTTGCTATCTGCTGTGCGCTTCTTAGGCTTCACTTTGCCTTTAACTAGCATATCTTTATTCTTAGCAACTACATCAGTGTCAGCAACTTCTTCTTCATCTTCTTCAAAATCAAGACCAAATTCATCACCTTCTTCTTCGCCACCTTCTTCACCGAATTCGTCTTCTGATTCTTCTTCACCGCCAACAGCAGCTTGGATTACCTCAAGAAGTTTTTCAGCAGTAGCCTTATCAAGAGTGAGAGTAACCTCATCACCTTCTTCATCACCAAAGTCTTCACCTAAGTCGAAGTCATCACTATCTTCTACACCAAGTGCATCTAGTTCTTCTTCTTCTCCGAATGATTCTTTGAATACTTTTTTATAAATTGCGTTGAAACTATCCATACATCTATTTAGTATTATTGAAAATAAAATCAAGTTTTTGTAGAAATAATTTCACAATCACTCTCATTGGATTAAATAAAATTGTGAACAAAGTCGTATCATCATTTTCAGATCTACATCCAGTGCCTTTAAAGGATCATGGGAATTATACATTCAAACAATTCCAACGCTCTTATAGTGGTGGTTACTCTATGAATTTTGCCAACGCTTTATCTGGAGTTGTCGATAGCAAGACTAAGAATAGTTCCGAAGTTAATATCAGCAACTTCTATAAACTCACAGATATAATTAATATCGACAACGATACAGCCAAACCTAGTATATATAAAACAACCTTATCTCTTGGTGATAAATATGTGAGATTTTATGAGATTGACCCCACCCCCTATATAATAAATGATATTAGTAGAGACGCACTATTATATGGAGCTATTGGATTATCGTTAGATGGTGATATAGACACATTGTTTGAAATTGAATATATTGATGTTAATGTGGCAACTATATCATTCACTAACGGGTTGGGGGAGAGATTTTTACTTTGTTCAACCTCTGACATAAAGTTAGCCTTTGTGTTGGAAGATGAATTAATATTAGATAATGTGATATTCCGCCCCCAACATTTCCTTTATAATTACAATCCGTTGGTGAATGGAATCACATTATCTAAACCCGATGATTATGTGGTTATAGTTGAGGGAGATTCCCTTTTATTGAGACAATATGGTAGTGGCATGTCTCAGATTATAAAAAACAACACCTTTATACTTTCTAGAAATGTCACCGACCAAAATACCTATCATAATATGAACTCATCATTCATCACATACACAGACAGTTCTCTGGCGACAGATGTAGATGGCATTGTATATGATAAGAGTAATAATTTTGTTATACATAGATCATTGGAAGACGATAGGGCTTCCATTGTGTTCGCTAAAAATAGGTTAGATGAGAATGGGACATCCTTCACCTTCCAAACCTCAGATAGTTTCACAAATAATTTGAATGGAGACAATCTAAACAATCATAGGGTATATTCTGCCATATTTCAGGACATAGATACTAAGGAAGATGATACCCTCAATCTTGGGTATGTGACATATGATCGTGCATACCCCATCAAAACTGGTTATACCCCATTCAGGACACCAACATCAATGTATCCCTATACATCGATTGACATCAACGACACCTCATTCTCAAAGACTGGAGCATTCTATAGTGATAGTCCTATATATGCAGATAAGATAAGAACTGATATAGTTCCTACCGAAGACGGTTACCAATATGCATGTACTTGGCTCAGTGGCAACTTTGTGGATGATGCTGTGTGGGTAGATAGATATTATTATCCTAATTACATTCAGAAGGAAGAAGCTATTTCACTCAACAGCGCATTACTAGTAACGTATAATGAGTATGTTGAAGATTTAATCAGAAATAACTCCAACTTCAGAGATGAGATTATCAAATCCACTATTTTTGACAAGAGGAGTGATATGAATATATTACCAGACACTGAATATGTATATGATAGACTAACTTTATTGGACGAAGATATTCATCCTGAATGTATTGAGCTATTAGACATGTATAAGGCAGTAAATAACTCTAATGCAATGTCAATGGATTTTACTTTCTATGGATCTAATGACGATTGGGTATTAAAGAGTGATAGGAATGATATCGATGCAGGTATCACTATTACCAAGAGTGGAACTACTATCAAATTTGAGTATGTAGTTTATATAAGGACTTCTGGCACATATGATACTTATGTAGTGGAGGAATCATATGATCGCTTCTCTGATAATTTATTTGCATTTACGTTTAATAGTAAAAATGGTCTTGGTTATGTGGTACTCAATAACAAAATCATACTTGAATTGAATCTGAATCCGTATAAATATGGACAGGATAGGTTATTGCAGGGGGATTTTCTATTCGATGGCGAATTCTTCACAGGTAGTAATGATTATATCAAAACCTTCATCCTCGAAGATAAATCTATCACAAAATCAAGAATATCTATACTGTCATACATAAGAGGAATCACGGCTGCTAACGATATGTCTATATATATACCTTGTGGACAAGTAAATATGACTGATTCAGTTGGACAACTACACACTCTATGTGGTAATAAGGGTAGTAAGAGTGATAATATTACAATTGGTGTTGGCAATCTTCATATTGAAAACAATGAAAGTCTGACAAACGCCATCTCTGGTGTTATTATTAACACATTTGCCGACAACACACCTCTAAACTCCTCTCTCAATAACATTACATTCAACAATTACGATTAACCGATGAATATATACTTTAAATACACAGCGGGGGAGTCTTTTACCCTAAATTCCGAAGATTATGTTGGATATTTCCACGTAATTGATGGAATAGCTTATACAGGTAGGGGGAATGATGTAAATTCGTCAACTCTCACCCCAAAACAGACATTTTTGACCGAATTTTACCTAAAGGAGTTGGATTTTAGTTATGATAGTGATAATTTACCTATTTTGGAGTATATTCCTATATCTAGAATGGATATTATGGATGAGTCTAAGCTACTAGAAGTATTAGAGGTTCTAAACTATAATAATTTACAGATATATTCTTATTTGTTCCGACCCAGTATTCAGAATTTGGCAATGACTCCCACAAATACTTACTTTTATGGAGTATCATCCAGTCCTGTAGATAGCAGAAATGATGATATTCCTACTGGTAAGAATACTTATACTCATATAGATCCGCTATCATACTATCCACCTCTTGACTTCTTAGATGATTGTAGACCTTTGAACCTATTAGTCAACGAAGACGAGACTTTCTACTACACTTGCGCATCAGACACTACACAATACTCTCTTACTGGGTCATTTGTAGATAAAGAGGAACCTTTAACGCTCGTTGATCAAGAAGATGATATTGTTTTGATCGATTCATTCTTTGATACAGAGTTTAATTATCTAATTCTTCGAGATATCGACAAGATTAGTATATATGATTACACAGATTTTCATATTTGTCAAACTAAATTCTTGATTGACAGCTTCGATATGGACCCACAGATTCAATTATCGTTTGGTAATAGATATAGAGGCGAGATATTAGGTGATATACTCACAGTTAAACAAAAATATACCAACGTTATCACTCACCAATACAATTTAAGCAAATATAATATAGGTGAAGTAGTTGCGATGGACGTTAGATCATCAGATGATGCCATTATCATGGTGGACGATAGTGGACAATTCATATATTCCAACCTAGATACTTTTGAGGAGGAGTTAACTATACAGACTATCGATGATATTGACCCAGCCAGCATAGAATACATACAATTCTACACTCTAGACTCCAATATTTTCACAATTAGGTTTGATGATGATATTAGATATAGATATATTAAGGATGTTGATGTTTATATACCTGTCCCTGTTCGCAATAAAACACTATATTACCTCGATGACTACATATATAATGATGTTTTTGAGAAACATAACAAGATTCCGATTAAACACAACTCAAATAACATGTTGTCCAACACTTATACCAATAATGGCATCATTGAAGTACCTAGAGGAGAGCATATTTATCGCATAACACATAACATTGGGCGTATTTATATGACTTCTGATGAATTAATAGCCGCAGTTGGTATAGTATCAGACTCAGTTTATAAGAAATACCTCTCAAAAATCTCTTGTGAGAAGTCATCTATAGGATTTTCCATCAATATGGAGGTTAAGAAGGTCATGGATGACGTATTAACACTATATAAAACATGTGCAGCCATCCCACAATACTCTGAGGATGGATTCTCCCTCAAGGTAGTGCCTGAATTTGATGTTGATTTGCTTAATACTAAGTTGCACGAGAATGAGGGTATTAATGTTTCTACATTAGAACGAATATTTTATTCAATTTTCAGTTTACAGAAACAGTTTTTTGATTAAATACCTCTATATACTATTATGACACCGAATCCACCAGAAGATAAATCAAATATAGGGTCTGAATCATTAACTGACCAGTTCATTGCAGACACCTATTATGGGGAACTGCATACGAAGAACGTTCCTATAACAGGAGAGAGATTTCCGCATGTTTTTGATGGCTATGGAAACCAATCAAGTCTACAAATGGGCGTAAGTTCTATAAAGGTGAATGGTTTAGAGTTTCCTCAAGCATTTATCGACATGTTATATCCAGTAGGTGCAATATATCTGTCTTCAGACGACATAAACCCAAGCAACCATATACCATACACCTCATGGGTGAGAGTTTCCCAAGGTAGATTTTTGGCTGGAGTTGGTAGTGCTATAGATGCAGACTCCAAATCACAGTCAATTGGATCTGGAGATGATAATGTGGGAGTTTATAATCAGACGATGACTGTGGATGAGATGCCATCACATAGACATGACCCAGACACTGAGAAATCAGACTTCAAATACTTCGTAACATGGTATAAAGAGGGTCGTGTAGCCAGACAAGAGGCTGGTGGGGATGATAATAGCTCATATAGTTTCCCCGATAAACCTTTTTATACAGGTGGGATGACTCAAGAAGGTGGGGGTGAAGCACACAACAACCTCCCGCCAACATTTGGCATATATGTGTGGAAAAGAATAAATTAAGACATGGCAGATATTAAAATAGCTAAAATTAAGATAAGGAGAGGTCTAGATGCGGATAGAAAAACTGTAATTTTCGATCAAGGGGAACCTGTGTATTCGCAGGACACTGATAGATTATATATTGGAGATGGTGTTAGTGCTGGAGGATTACATATTAGCAACAAAACTCACCCACCCATACTAAATGTGCAATCCTTAACAGCATTAAACGCAGAGAGGGGAGATATTTGTTATGCTGATGGGATCATTTATCAATTAACTGCTGCCGACTCACAAATATTTACAAATTGGTCCAACATATCCCCTAGGTTGGATGATAATACTGTCATATATAATGGATCATCCACTATTAGTATTGCTCCTAGTGGTGTCGGATTAGCTCAGATAGATCCACTTTCATTTGATAGAGGAATTGAGCATATTGGAACTAGTATTAGGTTAAAACATTCCACATCATTCAATTCCTCTTCAGCAAATACTCTCATGTTATCCGATGGTGGTGTTGATGAGATGCATTTAACCTCAACCATAACTAATGGTGTTATTGTTGGTGGTGCTGGTGATAAAATAGAATTAAATTATGATTCTACATACTTTTTAGAGAACACTGCTGGAGAATTGACACTTGTGGATACTCCATCCTTCGGATATCCTGATATGGACCCAAATTTATATGGTGTTGGTTTCTATTTCAATAATGTAGCCGAAACAATCAACCATTACATCAACGATGTCAAAGACACTGGATCTATTGTTAAGGATGGTAATTATAATATCGATTTAGAAACATTATATTTATCTTCAAACAATTCTGCTCCATTCTCTGACATATCTGTTGATGTGTATGGGCGTGTCTCTGGGTTAAGCACCTCAATTAATGACACTTTGAGTGCGTTAAGTGCCGCAGACTCCTCAACACACTTTAATGGAACTCCAAACCAGACTGTGGAAGGATATCCCATAACTGATCTCACTCAGGTAACAGGATTATCCTCAAATGGGGTCACAAGTGTCTCTGTGGAACTATCTAGTGCTGGATTTATCACATTTGATGGAGAAGTTGATGCCAAAAGCGGTAAAACTATCCCAAGATTCGCAATTCCTATATACACATTCTAAATATAACTACTAAACATGAATTCAATTAACATATTAGAAGATACTATTCTCAAATTAATAGTTCGACAAGGGGCTGATGCAGATCGTTTAGCCACTGTATTAGATAGTGGTGAGCTTGGCTACACATCAGACACCAAAAGACTCTTTGTGGGTGATGGTGTGAGTGCTGGTGGGGTTCTTATAGGAAATAAGTTCCTAGGTAGTGCTATGGATGTAACTACACTATCTCCTGCTGAAGTAGGTGACTGCGTATTTGACGAAAATACTAACAACCTTTTGATATTATCTACAAATACTGGATCTGTATTAACGGATTGGAGTCCTGTAGGTGGATTATATACTCCTACAGATGGGAGTATTGTCGTATCAGCTAGTAATGGTGTATCTGTGGGTAGTTTATCTGCTGGACATGTATCTGAAGACCTTCTAGGGAGTAATTTTACATTAGATGTTGGTGAAAGGATCACATTGACAGACACAATCTCAGTTACTACTATCCAAGGAACAAATTCGGACCCTCTTATAATTGAAGGTAAAGTAAATCTTGGTGGTCTAACATATACATATCCCACAACTAGAAGTAATGACGGATATCTACAGACAGATGGTGTTGGAAACCTTGTTTGGGACACTTTAAAGGCTGAAGCTACATATTTTGTGGCTAATAGTGCTGGTTCTTTGCCGATTGGTACGATTACCGCCACCGTGTCTAATACTATAGGCTCTAAATGGCTACTATGTGATGGGTCATCATATGATACTAGTGTATATGCTGATCTTTTTGCGGAAATTGGATACACTTATGGTGGATCTGGTTCTAATTTCAATGTACCAGACTACGCAAATAGTATATTATATGGCGATGATGGAGGGTCAACAGTTTATGACCTATTGGCAGACCTTGGACCGAGTGCGTTTACAGTTGTCCCGACTAATTACTTCATTAAGAGTGAAGCTGATGATGTATTCGAGAGTACGTGGACATTTGAAGCTCCTCTTTCGGCTACTATAGGCGGTGTTGATGTTACTGGAACTACAATCAACCCACTTTCAGGAGATTTAGTAGTTTCTATGCCAGATTCTACATCAATTAAAGCTAACGTATCCTTCAATCAAGAAGGCACGGTAATTAAAGGATATAATGTAACATCGGTTGCGTTGACAAGCAGGTCTGTCGCAAATACTGAGATATTTCTCCCATATGGATCAGTATTCGAAGAATATGATGTCGTTACTCCCTCTATATATTATGATGGTAGTGGTTATACTGGAGCATACATACTTAATCTCACAGAACCTTTGTCCAATCCAGATACCGCAGTTATAGATATTGCAGCATATAATTATTATCCCGAATCTATGGATGTTCCTACGACTAACACATTCCAAAAGTTTGATTATGTAGTCTTGGATGACACTACTATATTGGTAACAATATCAAATACTCATCGTATAGTTGGTGAAAGTGTGAATAGGGTGTTTTTGGATTCTGGTTATGACTATAATTCACTTATTAGTGGTACAAGATTCAATGTGACCATTAAATAGATGTAATGAAGGCTACGGGATTTATAGATAGTACAAAATTATACACATCACCACACGATATCGTGTGGTCGTTTGATTATAATCTTGTTGGTGTGGGAGATGATTATGCTATTGGCACATATCTAGTACCCGCTGTATCTATTCCGATATATACCCTACATGAGTTGGAAAATCTATCAATAACATCTATTGATGGTGATGTGTTTCTCCTTGATGATAATACATCTGAGATGTTAACGGACGAGAGTGGTAATCTGTTAATACAGGAAGAAGAAACCAATACTCCTCTAATTTCCATAATTTTTGACTCCACTGGGTATAACGCACTATCTAGCGTGGATAAGGATGGTGTTGGGGTGAATTCTATTAAATCTGATAGTTTAATTGTTAGGGGTCCAAGTAACAATCTACTATATAATGAGTCATTGAGTGCGATACATGATGATTTTATAATACCAACCCCAGAAGATGTGTTCAAATCGTTGAGATTTAAATATTCTAACGTGGGTAAACTATTAACTATATCTCAGGGATATGGTTCTGAATATGTTACCATGATTGAATTGGTATTAGACACCAACGAGGTTCCATTAGGTCATTGTTATCCAGCATTTGCATACACTTCCCCAGTTTCTTCTACAGACACAGGTGATCAAGGAATGTCCATATCTAAATTACAATCAGTTGGTGATGTGAATGCATATACGACACACGTTAACGACTTTGTTCCCCTATCATCAGATATAGATGCATTATTCACCACTATTTCTGGTATATCTGCTGATATATTAGTTTAAATGTATATCATCCAATTAATAACTTAACTAAATATATTTATGGCTGTATGTACTGATTGTTATCCCGATGAATTGATATGTGGTGGTTGGTGGGACGGATATTATGGAGGTGATGTCAACATACAAAATGTTCGATTTGATGTTCCTATATTTCCTACTGGAGCGACTTCCTATTATGGGGAAGAAATATACGGTAGTATGGGGGATTCATTCCTTGATGGTGTTCGAGTTAAATGTAATGCATATTTGTACGACAATTTCGGGACAAATGCATGGTTTATTACAGTAACCGTTGAATCGCTTGATGAATTTGGGTCTATTATATATACAGAAGTAAAAGATCATAGTGCAGATCGAGTTATTGATTTTGGACCACCTGTGGTAACTGACGCTTGTTACCCTGATATGAATACTTTTGATTATATGGTAGTCAGTGGACCAGATTCTATATATGATGTTGGAATTTATTGTGGGGGCGCGACTACATCATCCACCTCATCATTTACATCCTCATTTACATCCTCATTTACGTCATCGTCTACTATACCCCCAACTACTACACCCACATCATCTACTACACCCACGTCATTTACATCATCGTCTACATCATCGTCTACATCATCGTCTACAACTACTATTGATACTACGACTGGGACTGGGACTGGTACGCAGACTACGTTGCCACCATGCGCTCCCTGTGTACACCCCACAGTTACCACGTTCATACCCCCATTCCCTACATACCCTCCAGTAACAAGTAATCCTCCAGATAGACCAGAGAATCCTATTATAATTGATGTGCCTCTAAACAATTCATTCCCTATTATCTTAACAACTCTGACTACAATTACTACTACGGAGGCTCCAACGACAACGCCACTACCTATTAATAAATTTATACCTAAATGTGATGATAAGTCTTGCAATCACTTGGGATTCTAAGTAAATCCATATATGAGAAAGCTTACAATCGGCATGGCAACCCATGATGACTTTGATGGAGTATATTTCACTATACAGTCTATACGTTTATTCCATCCCGAAATATTGGATGATGTTGAATGGGTAATTATTGACAACAATCCAAAGTCCAGCCATAGTAAATGTATTAGAGACTTGATGAATTGGATTAAAGAGCCAGTTCAGTATCTACCATATACAAATAAACAGTCTACTACAGTGCGCAATAAGATATTTGACCTCGCTGAGACTCCTTATGTCATATCAGTGGATTGTCATGTGATGTTTGCCGCTGGATCACTAAAAAAACTCATTGATTACTATGATTTGGGTCTGGATGCTGGTAATTTATTACAAGGACCCCTACTATATGATGATGGAGAGACTATTAGTACTCATTTTGATCATACATGGAGTGGTAATATGTGGGGTACATGGCAAACTGACGATAGGGGTAAAGACCCAAATGCTCAACCTTTCGAAATACCTTCACAGGGGTGCGGAATCTTTAGTTCTAGGAAGGATTCTTGGTTGAGATTCAATGACAACTTTGATGGGTTTGGGGGGGAGGAAGGATACATCCACGAAAAATATAGACAACATGGTAAGAAGGCAATATGTCTTCCTTATCTTCGCTGGATGCATAGATTCTTTCGACCAGAGAAGGTATCTTATCCAAATGATCTCAAACAGAGGTTCGCTAACTATGTAATTGGGTTTGAAGAACTTGGTTTAGATAAAACCGAACTCATTGACCATTTTTCAAAAAGTATTGGGCGAGCCTCTGTAGATAGAATTCTAAAAAATACTCTTACCTGAGTATAATTCTTGTTGAAGTTGTTGATATCGACCATACACATACTCACGAAGTACATCGTGACTCATTTTTGAATCAACATCAACATCTTCCCTGCCATACAATACCCTTTCTTTATTGATATTGTCTACGATAGACATACCTTCAATCATATACAACACTTTATAGTAATATGATTGGGGGTTGTTTGAAACATTCTCTCTATTGACCATTCTCCTCCTCAATAGCAGAAATTTGTTCAGTGACTTCATCAAATATCTGTTCAGATGTCTTTTCATCTGGCAGAAGAGTTATTTGTGGTTGGAATGAGATACTTAATGTTTCTTTACATGATTCACATTTGACTTCGTTGGGTTCGTTGACCACAAAGACTCCAACAAATGTGTTTTTCCCGCAAGGGCATTCAACATTAATCTCTTGACCCTCCAGAACTTCTAATAATTCTTCATTTTGTCCTTGCAGAGCCATATACTGACCCTCTAATTCACTAAATTCATCGGATACAGTATCCGATTCAATTTTTAGTTCATCTAACTCCTTTTGTAAACTATCTTCAACAGTAACTACTGCGGGAAGTTTCTTATTCTTTTTATTTGCGATTACATAAGCTCCTATCAGACCAACTATAGTCATTATTAGGAACAGTATTACGGTATTGGTGTTCGTCATGGGCGTATTGTACCCCAAACTGATATATTGTCAACTATAAACGACCTAAATCGCAGTTTTTGCCAAAATGGGGTCTACGTTCATGATCAAATAGTCAATCATCTTCTCAATAGCGATCTGTAGAGCTTGTAAATCTTCATCGCTCTGGTGTTTCCCCGAATCGATGGCATTTTGAAGGATTCCAGCCACAATTACGCCATTATCTACCATAGGTGCAATTAAGTCAGGTATGTGTTGCAATTCATGGGGTAACTTCTTATCACCAAGGCGTTTCTTCCATTCATCAGAGTATTTATTCTCTTGAGATGTGGTTGGTAAGGAGTGCTGAATAGCATCTGTAGCTAATCCAGTCGAATATGGTGATTTATCTTGTCCAAACATTACATATATTTAGTAATTTTGTTTACATAATCGTTAAATATGTATATGAGTAGATATTCAGCTAAATTTAAGAAGATTGTTACCGAAGATTTCGATGAAGAATTAGATAATTTAGACTTCAGTGATGAAGCTAAGTCTAGTGCTATTGATGATTTTGCTGATTCTGATACAAATCCAGATGATCTACGCGCTACAGATGTTCCTGAACCTGATGATGAAATTACTGCGGCATTGGATAGAAAGAATCAGATGATGATTGATACTATCGAAGAGTGGATTAGCACATTTGATGAATTCCTTGAGTATATCAATGGAGAGAGTGAAGAAAGTATTCAAAGTATCTTAGCAGGTGCAGAACCAGACACTATTATGGACAAAATGAAGCAGTCTCAACAAACAAAGATTGCGCGTGTTGCATCTGATGTTGCATCTCTACACCAATCATTCCTTGGATTCCGTGCGCAGACTCGCAATGCAAAATTCAAGTATGTGTGAATGCCAAGTTTAAGTATGTCATTAAGTCATACTTATATTTCAGTAAAAAGGAGCCAATTGGCTCCTTTTTTTTTGTTTAGTTGAACACCTTATTCACTTTAACACCTTTATTATCAAATATAATACATAGGAATTTGTGTTTCTTCCTACAAGCCTTGGCTTTCGATATATTCATATCTAAATTGTTCTCATAAGTGTATTCACATTTTACCTCAATCACCAGATCATCTTTAGCTATATATAAATCTGGATGATATCTCCTACGATCTCCATCCATATAATAACTTATACTGCTTCCACTATATGTTTCAATATCATTCACATCATATCCCATCTCTTCAACAAGATATTCTATTGCTTGTGGTTCATATCCTTGTAGGTGAGTGAAATCTCTACCCCCATAAGAGTGTTCTTTGTATTTAAACCTATTAGTATTACTCTTCTTAAAGATATCAGGATCTTGCATTGGATTATCTACACCATACTTCTCCACAATAGTCTTAACACGCTTCTCCTTAGCATTAACAGCACTATCTTTCATAGTTCTCAGCTCAATACCCCACTTCAATAGCTTCTTTCGTATAGTAACTGCGCTAGTATCGAACATATTACCCAATTCAGTGAGCGTAGACCCCTCTTCATAGAGTTTGATTACAGTTTCCTTATCCTCTTCACTCCCAAGGGTCTTTGATCCTCTTACATAGCTCTTATTGTTCACAACTTCCTTTGCAGATCGCTTTGGAATCTTGTTATTTATGAATATTGAGTCTGTTGCAGCTCTACCAGCTTCATATTGTTTGGCTATATCTGTAATAGATACACCCTTTTGATATAAAGCTACGATTTCTTCTTCATTTCCCTTTAAATTAGGGTTTTTGCTTCTCCATGTGATGCTCATGAAGGTATTTAATCATTTCTGCGCGAAATGTCAAGTTAAACTTTGCATTTAAACTTTGAGTTCCTTCTCCTTAAATGGGGTAGTGCATATGGTGGGTGGTTCATCCTCCCAGTCATCCATAATATATGAATCCCCTTTATATACACCCATCCAATCCCCATTATGTACATAGAATCTGCCATATTCTTCAAATGTGACGTGTAAGCATCCATTAATAATGCCTTTCGTTTTGGGTCTTGGAATATCATTAACTTCATACCACATCGCAGACAATGTTATTAATCGGTCGTTGGCTTCTCTGATAGTAGCATGAGTTTCCTCAAACCACTCATCCAATTGTTTAGGTGTGATTTTCATAATTTATATTCTATTTCTCTCTCAATTTGTTCTATTATATCCAAATCCAAATCCGACATAATCATCAATAAAGTCTTTTCACTCAGTTCTTCCGCCACATCTTCTATAAGAAGTTCAGCGTCCGTCTTCATAGTCCAATCAATTTTCATATATTACCCTCTTCTTTTTATTTTATCCAACATTAAACTGGCTTCTCCACCAGAGTAACTGTGTTTGATTATGTATTCTTCGCTAATGCCCTTTACACCCTTATCAACACACATCTTATTGAGGTCTTTATACTTAAAGTTCTCTGGATAAATGAATATAGTCTCCCCCAATTCAATTAGTATGTCGGATTTCAATAGGGAAGCTTCATCACCCCATTGATTATCCAATACCCATATGCGTTTCATATGAAATAGTGATTGAAGTTGTTGTTTTTGACTGGGTGTGAATAATAATTTCTTTGATTCGCTGATTCCAGCTACACCCATTGCATTTCTTAGACTATATGCATCAATCGGACCTTCAGTTATGAAGTAATGTTCCTTGGATCTGTCCAGATTTTCAATATTCGATAGTGTTTTTAAACTCTTAGACTTGGACAGGTATCTGATCTTATCAAATTTGCGAATAGATCTGCTTTGGAAGTGTAATATCTTCTCTCCATCTGCATCATAGAAGGGAATTATTAGTCTATGTCTATGTGCGCCCTTCAGTGCAAAGAATATTTTCTTGGGGGCATTGATCATCTGTAGGATCTTACGCTCTTTGAGGTAATCTAATGCTAATCTTACTTGATAATTGTTCTTATAGTATTCAACTTGTATAGGGTCTGAGAGATCTACAGCACCATCAGGCAGTCCCATATCATCTAAGACCTCTATAACGTCCACATCCTCGTCAGATTCATCTAAACGTAGTATTCTACAGTTCTTATCTATGGTTGGAATGGTATCATCATTCTTAATGTCTGATAATATCTCTTTATGAGAAAATCCAGTGATTTCTCGTACAAAATTGTATGGTTTGCTACTCCAACCACAGTTATGACAGAATACTAAGTCCTTGTCTGGTATAAAGTAACATCTTTTCTTGAAACCCCAAGAGGAATCTTCTCTACAGATGGGACAACCACAATTATATGTCTTGTTTATATTGCTATACTCTACACCATTACCATATTCATATAATTTGTCAATAGTGTAGTCTTCAGGAACTTCGATGTAGGTCGGCTGATGCAATTGGGTCGCAGCCACCTTCAATTTTTCTAGAATGTTCTTCATATAGTTCGTTTATTGTATCAAAATGTTCATTTGGTAGGGTTTCCACTTTATTAAGTAGTTCTCCCTCGATTCCTCGCATAAAAGACTCCATTGGAATCTTGTGTATGGTGTTGGTGGGTATGGCGAAACAATTCACCACTTCCTCTACTCCAATTTCAATTACAACAAACATCTGACCAATGTATTGACCTGCTGTTGCTATAAATATATCTTTTCTTGTTGGTTTAATTTCCCCACTCATCTTGTTTATTATTTGACATTAGTTTTGAAAATTCAGAGACAAACATATTATCCAAAGCCCCCTTTTCCATAGAATTTTGATGGGATTCGATATTTATTTCATTTCCATGTATATCGAATCCCATTATTCTATAGCAGGGGAGGAACTCAGATAATATATTCTCAATATGTATCCTTGTATCTTGTGTTGATTTACTTTTCTTTGCAATTCTAGTGATTTCGTCAAACTCTCCAAAGTCATCAAACTCGAAATTATTTTGGCTGTTAACTTCTTGTATTAATTCATTCAATAACTTATCATCAGGTTCATTCATACATGTATTTATCATGTATTTCAAGGATTTCAATCATTTAGGCTTGTTAGCCGCTGGCTTAACGAAGAGAGGGACGTTTCGTTCAACTAAATTAGTAATAATCACTTCCATGCTGACAGTTTTTATGGAAAAGTTCATGGGGAATAAGTTGCCTCCGTCATTGAACTCGTATTGATAATCATCAGGTTCAGTCCTATTCTTATAACAGGTTATGATTAGATTAATACCCTTTGGATCAAGTAATACTGTCCATTTGCGAGGATCTGTGTCGATATATCCATTATATAGATTAACTACATCATATCCACAATCTCTCAACCTCTTAACGAAGTATGATCGAGTATCAATTCTATTCCCCTTCTTCACTTTAACTAACTTCGCTTGCCACAACATAAATCATATCATTTTTAACATTACTATCATTAACCTTCAACATACCAATACCCATTTCGGTTGCTAATTGAAAGTCAATACTAATCTTAGTAGGGTTCATGAACCTGTTAAAATTAGCTACATCAACAATGAAGTCGCTATCTGGCATTCCTTCATATGTTCCACCTAAAACTGTGGAGGCATCCACATTCTTTACAGTTTTGTCCGTAAGTGTATACTTAACCAGATCATCAGAGCATCCAATATATACCTTACTGCTATCCTTAAAGATTTTTGAAAGCTGTAGAACAGATTTCAATGTGTCTGCCTCAAGTTGGAATTCCATGTCCCATTTTATCTTCTCAAGTTGTTTAGTTGTGAGTTTAGGAACACTAACTAACCCATCATCAATTAGATGATATTTAAATCTAAACTTGTCACCAACATATTTGATGTGATTCTCTGCAATACCAAATGAAATCTCTTCATCTTTGATTGTTTTGATTGCTTTCAATAACTTAGTTACGCTTCCAAGATTAATATTGTAGTCTTGAATATCCTCAACCTCTTCATCATCGTCCAGATCAACATCAACATCAAACTCTGTGAACAATGAGATGGTTTTGTCATCGGATTGCACTACAGTCTTGATGGTAGATGTTTTTTCTTTGAATTGTAGGGATGCCACATCATTAATTTTAGCGATGCTGCCCAGCATTAGGTTTAGCTCCTTTGTTTTAAATCTTAAATTCATAATTATCCGTTATATTTCTCTCGAACTTCATCTTCTACGGAAACATCTAGTCCATTCACAGTAGGTGCAGTGTGCGCCTCAACAACCTCAAGCAGTGCTTGTAGTGTCAGATGAATTTTATTTAGGATGATCCTCGAATCCTTAGTCTCCTTGTAGATATCCTTTAGTATATCTTCGTTTTCGTTAAAGTCAAACGATAACTGAGGGTCTGGAGCAGATTCTTGGACTGGTGCTGGAACCACATAAGGTAATGGCACTGCTGCTGGAACGTGATCGTGTTGGATTCGTCTAACTCTTTCATCAACCTGCATTGTTGCTACATCATCAAAGATGGTTTGTGGTAATGTAGGTTGAACAACTGGTGGTTGAACAACTGGTGGTTGAACAACTACAGGATTTGTAACTTGTGGATGTGGATCTGGCAGACCATTCAATCTTGCATCAAGGGAAGCTTCACGCTCTTGCAAAATGCGCTCCTTTTCTTGCATACGTTGTTCAGCTCTTTTGTCAGCTAGTTGTTTATCCATATTAGCAATCTGTCTCTTTGCTTCGTCTGCAATGTTAACTGCATCTCCTCGTTGGGATGGATCAACCATCTTATCCAGTTGGGTTGCTTGGTTAATAAAGGGTCCCATGAATGCAGCAAATGCTTCTGCGTCTTCTCTGTTTATGATTTCGTCACTCATATATATTATATTACTAAAAAACCACTATCTTGTCAATAAGATAGTGGTTTTAGTTTGATTTCATTATTCGAATTTAGTCTTCACCAAATTCACCAAGTAGATCACCTACAAAATTAGATTCATCTGGCGCATCATCGTCTTCAACTTCAACCTTTTTTGCTTTAGGTTTAGCTTTTGACTTAGTTGCATCTTCTTCCCCGAAAGGAATTTCATCTTCTTCGTCGATCACTTCTTTCCTTTTTGGAGCTGTACGTTCACGCTTCACATCAGCCTTCGCTTGGCGATCTTCGACAAGTTCAAGAAGATCAAGATTCTCACCAGCGAACCAGTGTTCATCAAGGATCTCTTTGAGTTCATCATATGATTTGATCTCACCGATTTGGTCTTTGAGAACAAAACGCTTTCCGTAAATTTCATCAACTTCTTCATCAGAAAGTTTAACAACAGGTTTTGTTACAAACTTAGACTTATCATATGAAATGAATGGTCCTTTTTTGTATGCAGGAATCTTTAATACTACTCCATCATCATACCCAAATACGCGCTCACCACCAAACTCTTCGTAATCATCTCCACCCTCTAAAAGAGCAGCATCGATAATTTCTTTAATTTGACGAGAGAACTTTAGAACCTTAACAGTTCCGTCATTTTCGGGATTCACTGAATCTGAAACCACATAAACATTAAGAAGATGCTTATCTCTACGAGAAAGCTTCTTATAACGCTCCTTCACATCTTCATCAGTAGATTTGATACCAGTCCAGAATGCATCTGAAATAGGATCAGGTTCACTAAATGATTGAAGGGATACTGTTGTCATAAAACGACCTGTTGAGAAAGATTCCCAACCATGTTCGAAATATGTATATGTGGTGTCTTCGGGTGCTTCTGGATCGCAGAGCAACTTCAGCACATATGTACCTTCTTGTGAAATGCGAAGGAAATTAGGATTACCTCCACCACCACCTCCAGCAGTTTTTTCTAGAGACTCTTGGATTTTGCTAAACATTGATTTATTGAATTTCATATTATCTTATCTTTTAATTAATTTTTTTATTTATTTTTTTAATGCCATTATCGGCTACAACCTTCATTACCTTCGAAGTCATGAACTTCCCTCGACTTAGCGAGAGCATTTCATAAAAGTTTGGGTAAATCAAGTCCGTCATATTCGATCTTATACTACCTCCGCTCTTTGTCAAGGCGCAAATAGTATAAAATGAAATCTTTTTGTGTTTTAGATGACTTAGAAAGTCTTCGATCTTCGAGCCTGAACCCTTGAACGCCAAATACTCGTCTAATTTTATCTGATTGTCAATACAAAACTCCATTACAAACTCCAAAGACTCAGCGAATTTGGTTAGAATGAATCTAGTATCGGGATCGACTGTGTTTAATACAGTCTGAAATTGTGTATAAGCTTTGATAGCTCGTCGTGTAGTGTAAAAGTGTATCTTAACGTAGTCATTACTATCATAAACCACGAATGGTGCTTTGAAAAAGTCATCAACTGCAATAGTTGGGTAGTCTTTAAAGAATAACGTTAGTTTCCTTAATGTGAACTTAATATCCTTCTCCAAATTGGAAAAATCTTTTCTATATCGGAATGGTTTGCCCTGTGACTGTCTTAGAGTCTTTAGGTATGTGTTGTAGTAGCCTTCTTCAGTTCTAGATAAGATAATTTCGTCGTCCATTTAGTATATCAAGTTTAATTTCTTCGACTCTGGAGAGTTTAGAAACTTAGATATGTACTTACTGTTTACTATCGTTGGGTCATATTGGATAAACATCTGGACTAATTCCATGTCCGTCTCTAAAGAGAGTAGACTTTTAAATATTCTCCTATATTTTTCCTCTTTAAGTAAAGTGATAAATACGTTTTGTAGGCTAAGTTTCTTTCCTTCACAATTTGATATGAATGTGCATAGGCACAGCATCAAATGTGAGCTTTCTTCGTCGATTAAGTTCGTTCTTGGGTCCATAATACTGATTAAATTGGTTTCGTCAACCTAAATCTCCATGAAATCTTCCGAAATCTTTTGAAAACTGGTTGTGATTGTTCCGTAACCCACTGCGCCACAGGTAGTTCCGTCGAAATATCGAGTGGCTACATAGTCTATATCGTGTTTGAGGGTTTCTTTGCCTCCAAATATAGTCACCTTCTTTGTATTTGGGTTAACCATTAGATATAAATCATATTTTTTATCTTTTGGTAGGTATACTGTGCGATAAATGTGGGGGCATGTGGATTCTAAGAACACTACATACACTGAGAGATCTTGTATATGTCCTTCATACTCACATTTATGTTTCTCTTCGCTTATTAGCTTACTCTTTGATCGTTGCAGTATGGCTTTCTCCCCATCTGTGAAGTGTCTGAGTCCCTTTTTATATAAATTAGCAATCTTAGCCTTAGTTTTGGTTGGATATTCGTTAAAATACATCAGATGTGGCATCAGAAGGCTTATATCTGGATTTGGTCTATACAATTCGTCGCAAACAAATCCTAATTCATCGAATCTACTGCTAGTATTGAGACGTTCTTTAAAAATATTATATAAATGGGTGGTTAGGGATGTATATCTATCCATTGTGTATGTCTTACCCATCCTAAGATTTAATCTATGTACACATATGAGGACTATATTAGGGTTATCAATCGAATTTGCGAAATCTTGACTCACATTGAACCCTAGTAGGTAAATCTTATCATATTTATCAGATGATTTATCAAACCATTCCTTGAATGATGTCTCCATTTCATCAGGGGTGCAGTAAAAATGCGATATGTGTTTATCTACGTCTTTAAATATCGATGCAGATGCGAATCCGTCGATATTTGAACATGTCCATATGGCATTCTTACTCATTGTCCGTATTTAGTGGACAATTTACCCTAGATCAACTGTTAAATATGTCTAATTTAGCCAATATATCCTTTGATCTGTCTAATATATTTGCATCTGTAATACCACCATCATCGCTACTCCCATATGCCATATCGTATTCCCCTTCTGAATCCATTTGAACCATAGTAAGAGTAGCATAATGCATACGCATAGCTTGTACAAACCCCCTTGGACCGAATCGATTCTTAATAACGCCCATTCTAATAACTCCAAGCTCCATATCTTCTTCATTTTGGAACAATGTCATGATTGCATCTGCTGTAGCAGCAGTTCCAGAGGATTCAGAGAGGTGTTCTAGAGATGGATTACCTTTCTTTGTACCATAACCATCTTTATTCAACTGTGTGGCTGTTATAATGGGCACAGAGAACGTATAACTGATGGCGCGAAGTTGCTCACACACATATTTGATGCGTTCGTATGAGTTATTACCCATCGTAGATTTAACGAGATTAAGATAGTCAACAACAATTGCATCAATTTTCTCCCCACTTTCAATTACTTTCTTAACAAATGCAGAAATTTGGGATGGTGTTACTGTAGACGGAGGGAATTCTTTAATAAATATCTTACCATAGTCCTTTTGTTTGATTTTCATCTCTTTGGATAGCTTTGTAGTATATTCACCAAAGCTATTAAGTTCGATCTGTGTAATTCCTGATGAAATACGCTTACCATATAGGATTTCGGGCATTTCTAAGGTAATGAGTAGAACATTCTTCTTCTGTTTAGCTATATTCTCACAAACATTACCTAAACAGATGGATTTACCGATGTTTGGTTCTCCAGAGAATACATACATAGCTCGACCATCAGATAAATAACCACCCCCAAGCGCATTATCGAGAAATTCCCACCCTGTAGAGATTACGGATGTGGTTCTAGCCAAATCATCAGTGATTCTATCGAAATCTTTAAACAATTCGAATCCCATATCGGTGTTTAGGGAGATTAAACAACTTTCTTCGAACATACTAAGCACTTTAGCAGGGTCAATTTCCCCTACTTGCATACCTTGAACCACTTTCAACACATTATGTGTTAATGACTTCTCTTTAAGGAACTGTTCTGTGGTTTTGAATAGGTGGTCTTCGTCGATTACCTGATCTATATCCCCAGTCCATGACTTAATAAGGGCTTTGAACTGATCTACTTCCTTTTTTGTCTCCAAATGCGCTCTAACTTCAACTAATTTGGGTAGTTTTTGGTAATCATCATAAAAATTCTTAACAATTTCAAAATATTTTCCTATTATGGCATTCTCAAAGAAGTCTTTGTCGATATAATCAGCTATACTATTGAGATATACGCTGTTTTTCATGGATTGAAACGCCATAACGTGTTCAAATTCGTCGTGGTTTAGTGTTTCCAAAGGTTTGTGTTCTGTATTGGTCATTTCTCCCACCATTCTACTAGCTTTTTGGAGCTTGTCAACTAAATACTGATATGTCAGATTTCACATTCGACCAATTCACCAAACGACTAGTGTTTGCAGAGAAGAAAGAAACCTTCAATCCTGCGAATATGGAGTTGAGTCCAGAGAGTATAGCCGATATAAAAGGAATTAATGATTTTATCCATAATAGTTTAGACGATATCATTAAGGATGGTTTATCCTCAGTAGATCTAGAAAATAGAGTGACCTATAATGGGAATACAAAGGCATTATATGTCCCAATTTGGTTGACCGCAGTTATGAAGAATGTAATTCTTGGTAAGGTTGATATGCCTGAGAGATTGAATGATCAGAAACAGGTAGTCACTAATAATATGATCAATGACGCTCATAAGATCTTAGATGAAATCAGGGTGTATGATGGCAAAATTCTTTCGGACTTCTCTATAGATAAAAATAGTTCTGGAGAATATAATATTCCCAAAGGTTCAAATGTCAAAGCTCTCACAACTCTCATTAAGAATATTGTAATGAGTTTAGCACAGTTGTCTGGTACAGATAGTAAACACGCAGATACATTATCTAACTATGCGAAAAGGATCACCCATGTACCCACATATGCTACTGATTCAGATGGAGATTCTCCATTCACATCATGGCTTGGTGACCTTAGAGTACGTGCCAATCCACGAAAGAAAGTTTCCAAGATAAATGATGATGGATCTTCTACAGAGGAAGTAGATGTAAAATATACAAATGCTCAACGTAAAAAGGATCTAGCAAGAGATCTTGCTACCATAGATGTTCCATATGATAACTTAACGAAAGTTCAAAAGAATCTACAGACTATAGCAACACAACTGAGGAAAGGGTTGTTGGGTAGTGTGAAGGTTCAGCGAATGATGAACAAGGATATAAATCGCAGAAAGATAATAAAAGCTATTGATCGTAGTGTGAATGTACTTGATAAGGAAAATGATGATATGAGTCGAGGTATTGACGATATGTTCGGTAATTTAGATCAAATATTATCATCTGCAACTGATTTAGATGTAGATAATCAGGCTATATCAGCATTTAGTGGCAAAGGGTCAATGAATGCTATTAATATAGTCCACACTGTTTTGATAGCTCTATATGGGGTGAATCCAAGTAGTGATGAATTGACTCAATATGCTACTAATTTGTTACAGGCTTCTGGTAGATTACGTGAAAGTATGTCAAAAAATGACATTACCACATTTAATGATTTTGATGATATACTACAAGGTAGAGATGAAGTGATACCAAACGTTAATCTTGGGTCTGCATATGATAGATCAAAGAAAATTATAGAACATGCAAATAATGCAGAATCTGACTACTATTTCGACCCCTCTGATAATAACGATGTATCATCTATGGCACACATGCTCGATTCTGGACAAGTGACAGACTTCCTATATTCTGTAATAAAAGTACATCTTCAATTCGCCCTAGGTCATTATGTTAATGATGATCAAGCTTCTTATCAGGCAGACTCTGAATTGACTATACCTGAACAGAAAATGATTATTCGTGCAGTAGCTATAAATCAAATACATGTCTCTGGAGGATATCCAAAGGGAATATCTAAAGCTAAATACTTAAATGATCATATCAATAAATTATATGAAGATGATCCAGACTTAGCATATAAAATATTAGATCATAATAATGCTCACCACGAATTAGTTGACGCTAATGCCGCAATTGAATCTCAGCAGAGTAGCGATAGGCAAGAACGATTGGCTCATGAAAGAGATGTTGCCGTTGGTGATGTTATAGAACTTGCGAAGGAAGATGGTGCTGGTGACGCGAAGGTTAATAGTATAAAACGTAAATTGTATGCAATATTAGAGCCTTTAAACTCTGTAGAGGGTATTCATGACGCTAAAAGAAAGTATTTACACGATAATGCCTCTAGATTCACTGATATGGAGAATAAACAGTTTGTTTCTCCAGAAGCTATTGACAACCAACTCAAAGAGATGATTAAGTGGATGGATGGTGAGTTCAAAGCTATGGGAAATCAGTTAGTAAGATCTCATGAAGTTATGTCAGAGGTTGATAATACTGGTGGTATTCCTAGTAGAGATGTGGCGCGAGTAAATCTACACGGAACTTATGATGATATACTTTTTGATATGATGGAAGATAAATCTGGAAGTAATCTTCTAGAAAAATCAGTTCTTTATAACGGAACTTCCGCATTTTCAATATTTAATATGGGGTCACAGAACGTACATAAGGAATATAGACCATATTATAATTATATATATGATGTAGATCCGAATGCCTTTGAACGTATGCTTGATAACCGTGACGAAAAATCAAAAAATATATATATTGATAGTTTCAACGAAGTAGATCCTAATTCCCTATATCTTTTCAAATCATTTGATGATTTTGTGAAGAATTCTGAAGATGGGGACTCTGTACATACAGCATTATCTCCAGTTACTACAGAATTAGAGGGGTTGAGATCTACATTACCGAAGGCAATGAATGTTTATAATGCTATTATAGCATTGGAAGCTATTCAAGAGAGATCTGATCGTGGTGAAAAAATACAGCGATCTGAATTCGCTAAATATTCCCAAATCGCACTACACAATATTTCTAAGGGTCGTGGTCGAGCACCAGCAGGACATGTTGCACGAACACAGGCTGCGGAGAATATGTTGGATGCTAAGAAATATGGTATAAATGAAAATTCTAATGATATATTTGATCAATATATGACACCATTCCATAAACGAAAGATGGGTCAGCGTGAAGACCGTGGAATCATATCTGAAAATTCTAGTCTACATAGGAAACGCCAATCATTGGGAGATATGATTGACGATATTATATAAAGTAAAAGGGGGTTATATAACCCCCTTTTTTTTTATCCATGTTTGTTTTTGAAATATGTTTGTCCTTTGAGGAACTCTTCATCGTCTAGTGATTTAAGTCCTCCAGATGCATGAATCAGTGGAATATTAATAGCCAATGGCTTAAATCCCTCCCTCCACGCTCTTAAAGAGAAGTCTATGTCGTAGAAATGAAACTTTGATGGGATATCTTCATCATATCGAAGTCCTGACTGCATTAACTTCTTAGATAGTACTACAAATACTCCGTCTAGATTAATAACCTGTGCTGGTGTCGGACCAAAGAATGTTGATATGTGATTATCAACTGTTCCATGCTCTACATTCCCCCTCAAGTTACCTTCACCGCCCATAATGTGCCATAAACAAGGTTCTGTCACATGGCAGTTGGTTGCACCTGCCACTCCCAACATATCATTAGTCTTTAGATACATTTCGATGATAGGTCTTGGATCAGACTTCAAGGTCACATCGTCATGACATAGAATTAGATAGTCCTCATCTTGATATCTATCAATTAATTGATTGTATATTTCTGATATAGATTCTGTGTTATCGATAACTCCATGTAGATCTATATCTATATCTAGATGTGTTAGAGACTTACATAGGTCAGTCTTTCTGATATCATTTTGTGGGGTAACTGTACAGATTTTCATTTTTATTTTTGTAATTTTGTTTTATTGTTGTAAGAGCTTCATCCTCGGAAACCTTTGGAATATCTAATAGGTTGATTCCGTGTTTTGTTTCGAATACATCTAACCCAGCTCTGAATAGTTTAGTCTGATCGTTAGCACTTGCAATCACTGATTGTTCTGGCGACCATCCATCGTCACCAATATATTCCCATGAACTACTAATATCTGCAAAGTACCAGAAATTTGGATGAAGATTCTTTTGAATACCCATATAAGTATGATCAATGTGTTCGATAGCGTTGTAATATTTATTATCAAGTAATCCAACCTCCTCTATATAATGCAGAGTGTAATAAGAGAAGGCTCCTACACAGTTTTCATAAAATTGTACTGTTGTGTCATTAAATGAGACTGCTAGTTTTGGGTCAGGAACACCTTGTCGGGTTTGGTTGGCTTTACCATGTTGGGAGAAGTTTAAGTGATGGATTCCACTATCTTTGGCAGTATGGATGTACATATCAAACACATTTGGATCTTTAATATACATATCATCTTCAATTAAGAAGAAATCTGTACATCCTCTAGCGTATAATTCCCTAAGACATGCATTCTTAGCAAACCCAACTCCCCTACCTCCCAGATTCATACAATTGGATGATTTTGTGACTTCGTTTGGGGTTCCGTCATTAACTATCACCATCTCGTCAACTACTCCAGTTGGGATTGATTTGATAAGTTTCTGTAAAGTGCGGGGTCTGTTATATGTCACTATACCCACCCCAATTTTTCTTTTATTTGTCATTATTTTCCAAATCTCTCGTCGATTGCGTTCTGTTTTGCTCTGATTTCTTTATCTGCGATAGCTGCTGCTTCTTGATCCTGCATCATATCTTCCATGAGGTTTAAATTGTCTCCATCTAATACTGATTCAGTGGATTCTACAATCTCGCCTTGTGAGTCAACAATTGACGTAACAAACTCAAGACGCTCTTTAACAGTATCACCAAAGATCTCTAATAGAGCTGGACAATCTTCTTTGGGGAAGAAAACATCACTCTCGAAGTTATCAGTATATGATTTGAATATAGAGTCGTATAGTTCATCGATTTCTTTAATAAACTCTGGATCTAAATCTCTTCCTTCACGCTCAACCATCGGTATATGACTTGCTCTTGGTTGATAGAAAATGATATCATAATCTCGCATACGTTCTCTAATTAAACCTATCATTGCTGACATGGTTAGATCACTAATTCTTCCTTTTGAATTTGCGTGTAGACTGTAAATAAGAACATCTACGAGACATCTATCAAACACCAAATTTACATTTGATGGACTATTATCGAGTTGTTGTAGCATCGCTGCTAAGATAGTGCTTTGAGTATCTTCATCAGTCATTGACGAATGCTCAAGTTGTTTTGCTTTTAGTACATCTCTAAAATCCTTTTCGAATTTTGTGAAACTTCCATATTCTTCTAGTAATGCTTCAACTAGAGTTGTTTTTCCTGTATTTGCTGGACCTGTAAATGCGATCTTCATAACTGAATGATATCATCATTCCTATCCTTTGTCAAGTTATTATTTATATAATAAAGAGCTTGTAAATCCTTATATTATATGTAAATAATAGTGTATGTCAAACAAGAGAACTGCAAGACGAAAAGCTTTGAGTGCTGAAGCTTCTGAACTTAACAACGCATTCAAAGGTAATTTCGAATTAGGCGATATTAATATTAAAGAGCCATATGAGATGACTGAAACACAACTCGATTGTCTATATCAACTAAATGCCCCAAAGACTAATATGGTTTTTGTGGATGGTCCAGCGGGGAGCATGAAAACTTTCCTAGGTGTATATAGTGGTATTTGTCATCTACAAAACACAAACAATAATATTCGGAATTTAATTTATATACGTTCTGCGGTGGAGAGTTCTTCAACTTCTTTGGGAGCAATTCCTGGAGAAATCGAAGATAAGTTTTCTCCATACTCTATTCCTTTAAAAGAAAAGTTACGAGAAATTATTCCAGCTAATGAAGTGGATATGTTATTTCTAAATAAACATGTTGAGGCGATACCTATTAACTTTGTTCGAGGAAGAACATTTAAGAATGCTATTGTTATTGTTGACGAAGCTCAGAACATGAATAAATCTGAATTGACTACGATTCTAACTAGAATTGGTTCAAACTGTAAATATTATGTGTGTGGAGATACTTTCCAAAGTGATATTCGTGATAGTGGATTTGAATATATTAAGAATGCCTTCGATACGGAACATTCTGAGAAGAATAACATCTTCACTCATGACTTTGATGTATCAGATATCTCTAGATCAAAGATCTTACAACACGTTACTGAGGTTCTACAATCTAAAGCTGAAAAGCAGCGAGAACGTAAAGAACATAAATTAATTACAGAGTAAAAACAAAAAGGAGGCTTATTTAAAGCCTCCTTTTTTTCGTCTATTCTAAAACTTGCCCCGACCAATTAACCAGTCTATCAGCATCTTCGTCAGTGAATCCCCATTCCTCTTCCTGCAATACATTACTCTCCATATATTCGACAATTATATCGTCTATGTTGATTAATGCGTCTGTAACAGAGCTTGCAAAGTAATTGTGGTTGCGATCAAACTCTATGAACATCTCTTCGTGAGGTTGTCCATCATATTCTTCATATATACTCTTAGGAATAAACCTAAATGGGTTATATTCAACATGATCGGCATATATGTTTAGGAAATCGTCTTCGTAAAAGTACTCCCATGTCTTTTGATCCTTATCTCCTTCGTAAATGAATGATCTTTCGATTATAGATTGGAGTAGACCATCATTATACTGACCATCCATTCCTAAAATTGCTTTTCTTGTGAGAACATATAGAACTTCGTCTGGTAATGCCTTTAAATTAGGTAATTTATTAAAATCTACCTTAGTTAGTAGACCAAATACATCATTGTCATGCTCATCTAGAGTAAGTTCCATGTTTTTCATCTTATCTGATATACCTTTGAAGTATATAGATGCATCATATTCAGGTTCTCTTGATAATTGGTCATAATATGCACCTTCTGCTCTATCATATCCATCCTCGCCACTTCTATCAATCTCGAAATTAAGTTCATCTTCAACAAATTTCTCAACTATCTCATAAAAATCGTCTTCAGCTCGACCATGAATATCCTCACCCATGATATATTCGAATTCTGGACCTTCTCCATACACTTTTGCAGCAGGATAAATCATTATTCTACTCAAAGGCTTCTTCAACATGTCTTTACCACTCTTTAAATCACTTTCCTTAACCAAATATGCTGCTAGATAGGGATATTTCAGAGATGCTGCTAGAGTTTGTGCATTACAACCAGCTTCAGTGTGATCCGCATCCATTTTTTTGGAATTGTAACGCTTATTTGTTTGTTGGATACAGGAAGTCCAGTCTCGATCTGTTGATCCTCCGATAACATCGTAGGGGTGCTTACTGATTACAACGTGGCGAGGCTCGTTAATACCACTACTAAACTCTTGATCTCTCAATTGTGTTTGATAGTCCACTGCGTAGTCTAGCATTGCTTCTGCTTCGATGTAATCATCGGGATCTCCGCTAACTTCATCACCCCCTTCAAACTTAGAAAGTATTTTCTTTAGAGCTTTGACTAGTTTAACTGGTCTTCCTCTCGAATCCATACCAGTATTGTCTGCATATAGTTCAGGACTTGTCTGTATGTCATGACTAGCGAGGAATGTGTGTATGATTCTATATGTATGATTCTTAGATATCCTAATAACATCTTCATCAGACACTTTTTTACCATTACTTTCGCCATATTTCCCAATAATTTTACGATGTTTGCCATTAAATTGCTCTTTAAAGGTATTTTTATAGTCCCATAGCTCAACATCTTTAAGGATATCCTTGAATTTTGAGATGGAAATGGCTTCATTTAATAGATTACTGCCAGTTAATCTGGAAATACTCTTTAATTTTCTCAAATTGAACATGATTTTATGTAATACTCTTTAATTGGTATGTATTTGGGTCGATTAGACCTGTATGCATCGTATTATTTATCATATGCATCATCGGGATAGCAAAATCAGTTCCCTGCATTTGAAAATGTTTGATGTTCTGCGGATTTGGTGGAATAGCCATATATTGCTCTCCATTATATTCTACACCACCTTCCAGAGCTTTAAATACGTTATCTGAATTGGGATCTTGTTGAAATGCTGTAATATCATCTGCAATATGTCTAGGATTCTCACCAATCTGTAATTGTTGGGTTTGTTGTTGCCTAGCATCATTTCGTTGTGTTAAAGGATTTTCTCTACCAGCACCATCATTGGTTGGGGTAGGTTGTTGATCATTCGACTGCTGCATATTTGTCGCCATAGGGGTAGGATCTTTCACCTGCGAACCATCCTGTGCGCCTTCCTGACCCTCAATTGGTTCTGACGTAGGATCAGCATCTAGAGACGACTTGGATACCCCTTGTTGCTCCTGTTTTGCTATCTTCTCAGCACCTATTTCATCCCTCGCAGAATTCACAACATCTAAACCTTTAAAAACCGCATCAGCAGTTGTTGGCATAAACGCGCTTGCTGCTCCTTTTACCGCTCCTTTTGCGAATTTTTTTAATGATCTAGCAGCAACTTTATCTCTATCTGTATTACCAACCCATTTTTTATCTAATGCATCTCTATTTTTACGCTGTCTGGCATTTTTATCAACTTCTTCTTTATCAGATATCTCATTAGGTTGTCGATCTCCTGATCCTGCTGGATGTTTAGGTGTGAATCCTTCTCTTAGGAATTTTAATGTTTCTATCTTACTTAACTTCTTCATTTTCTGATGCGTTATTAGTTTTAGCTACATCAATCAATGCATTTAGATCATTTTGGATGAAGGTTTTTGATATGAGTGCTTTTTTGGCGTTCTCAGATCTATCAGATAAACTAAAGGGAACATTCTTATACGTGTCGCTCCCCATACTTACGTTGAACATAACAACAGGTCGATCTTCGCTATTTCCTCCACCCACATTAATTTTTATCATTTCGCTCATTGTTTTTTCTAATTTTATGTCATTAACCGTATTGAATCGTATAATATTATTACCTATAGGTTGAATCTCTGTGGCATGAAGTACATTATATCCACCATTGCCAGTATCTAACTTGGCTGAGATTGTTCCAATCTCTGGTATAGTTATGTCTTCTTCGATGCCAAGGACTCTCTTTTCTAGATAAAATTCCTTAAAACTTTGTTTCATACATCTATTTACTCACCACACCCATGATCACAACCATG